CTGTTTGTTCAATAACTTCATTTCTAAAGTTATCTGAAAGTACAGCCCCGCGAAGATCTTGATTTTGTTCAAATGCTTTTGATATATCTGAATCAGGATCAGCTATTGCTTCTTTAAATATCTGCCCACCTAATCTGCCTGCAAGCTCATTTGCTAATGATTCTTTTCTACCGCGTATTGGTGTACCATCTTCAGTTGTTACAAAATCTGCAAAAGCTTTGTCATCAACCTCAAGCGGATCAACTTTTCTTACAATTTGATTTCCTGATGTTTGCCCTCTTTTAATTGTTTTTTCGCGATCAATTTTTTTACCAGCCCATTCTGGATATGGCAAAAAGTTTGGTATAAATTCTTCAACTGCAACAGTTTTACCACCAACATTTATTTCAATAGTTTTACCGGTATATCTACCGCCTACAGACTTTTCAATAACAATAGGTATACCGCCATTGACTACAGAACTGCCTTTTTTGTTTTTACCCATTAGCCAAGTAGAGGAAGCATTGTTAATAATATCAGCTTTGTTGTTAATTACAAACTTGCGAAGTTTTAAGCCGCCTTTACCACCCATTTGCCCTTTAATGTCAATATCAATTGATTTAGCAGAAGATTGTATTACTTCTTCAACAACTGGTACAGTATTTACATTCTTAGATACAGCAGCACCTAATTTATTTTTAAGCGTTCTAACAATACTTAATACTTTGCCTTTCCCTTTTTCCAAAGTAGTTGGCTCAATAGCTTTAGAAGTGGTTAAATTAAACGCAGAAGCCTCTTCTGTAGCCTCCTTAGCTTCTCTTTCTATTTTTTCATCTACAGTTGTTACATCTGCTTCAATTTCAGCAACCGCACCCGTTTCACCGGCTGCAGTATCAATACTTGCTGCGGTAGATTCTACACGAGTACCAAACTTTTTAGCCGAATCAAGTACAGCTTTTTCTACAATATTAACTTTACCTAAAAGATAACCAAATAAATTATTTTTAGATGGATCATAGTTTTCAAATACGCGAAGCGCAATATTATCTTTAATTTCGCTAATGTCAATGTCTTCCGGTAATCCTTTTAGTCTTGCTTGCTTTCTAATTTCACCGTCAAGCAAACTTGTTTGTTGCACAGTAAAGTATGCTTCACCCGCTTCTGAAGATTTACGCCATTCTTCTTTGCTCGCAAACTTGGCAGAGCCGTCTTCGTTTTGTGAAAACTTATTTAAAGCCTGGTCTAATGTCCCCGCAGATCTCGCCGATGCGGCCCGACGAGTAAGAGTAGCTTGCTCTGTTTGCATTGGCATTTGTACTACACGTCCTGTTCTAGCAGCGCGTATATCAGCCATTGAAAGCTCGCCTGAAGCAATTTTTTTACCAAGCCCAACAACAAAGTTAAACATATCTGTTTCACCTGTAAAATTAAAGTCGTAGCTATCAATAGCATTTTGTTGTAACATTGTACCAAACAATCCTGATATAGCTTTATTAGTGCTTGGCTTTCTAGCATCAACTTGACCGGCTGCAGCAGCTTCTAAAAATCTAGCAATAACTTCTACGGGTAAAGTTTCTTGTGATAATTTTTTGTGCAACGCAGGGCTAATTTCTTTTGTTGTATGTAATAATTGTTCAGCAATATTATTAAAAATAGCCTTACCTTCTGTCGTATTATGGGAGCCAAATATATCCCAAAATACTTGATGGCCAACCTCGTGTGTACGTATATATTTTCTTTTATTTAATACTTGGTTTTCAACAACCGCATATGTAACTTTGCTACCGTCTTCATTTTGAAATGCGCGGCCATCATCACCTTCTTTAAGATTCGCTATTGCATCTTTTTTATCTGCATCATTAATTTTATTATCCGCTTCTATTGAAGCAATTGCTTCATCAACAGTATTAAATGATTTAAAATTAGTACCTAAGTTTTTTGCAGCTTTGCTATTTTCTTCAACAACCTGATCTTCAAAATATAAATCAACAGCTTTTTGTTCTATAGCCTCGTCTGTAATGTTTTTATCAGGTTTTTGGCTATTAAGTAAAGTTGCTGCGTCATCAAAGTATTCATCATATTTAGCTTTGTCAACGCCTTTAAGTAATAAAAACTCTGTTTTAAAATTCATTTTAGCAGCGTCAGTAAGAGCAGATTCTTTAGCACTTTGTAGTTCGGAAAACTCTAATTGCAATTCACCTAAACGTGTATTTTTTTCTTGCCTAGGTAGTTCTTTATCGGCTTCAATTGTTTTTGCTTCGCTTCTAATATTTTCTTGACGGGTTACAACATCGATTACATGCTGCGCCGAGGTAGACGTCATGTAATTATTTACAAACTTTTCTTGCCTAGCAACCTCAATAGCCATTTCATTGCTTAGCTTTTCAATTTGTCCTTCAATACGATTTATTTCCGCTGGTGACTTAGTATATTTAAGATTATTACTAAGATTATTTATTTGGCCTTGTAGATTACGTATTTTAGCTTTTTGAGAATAGTCACCGTATTTAGATGTATTCAAACCTACTGCAAATGGTAAGCCGCTAAACAAAAGGCTAAAGCCAAATGCTGAAAATGCAGCGTGATCCATATCAGCTACAAATGATCTTCCATCAATTACATTTTGAAAACCAGTAGTTAAAGATTCGCCGCCAACCTCTAATAAGGTGTCTGAAATTAATCCTTTTGTGTTTTGCTTATAAAATTGTTTAGTACCGCCTAGTATAGCGTCTTTTGTTCCTGCACCTTTAAAAAGAGCTGGGGTGCGTTTTAATATTCGCATAGTTGGCAATGTGCCAAAAATACCCTCTGCAGCACCATAGCCAATAGACTTAAGCCACATTTCAGCCTCTGAATAATCTTTTGTACCGGTTGCAATTTCTGTTTGCATGTCCATCATCTTGCCTCCAGCAGTAGATGCTCCAATAACCCAAGGAGCAGCCGTACCGCCTGACGCAATCATAGTTGTAATAATTGGTAATTGATTTGCTATTTCTTGCCCTACAAACTTACCAAAGTTAGAAGAGTCTTTAAAAGCGTTGTCAAAAGAAATATCGCGCACATAACTATTACGGACTTCATCTGTAGCCTTTTTATATTTTACACCTAAACGATTTAATCCTGTGTTAATATCTTCGTGAAATAACCACCCTATAGGATTACTATATGAAAATACCTTGCCACCTAAATAAGCTCCTCCTGTAATTATATCTGTAAACCCAAGGCCAATTGACGCACCATATTTGTCTATTAAATCATAATCGCGTTTAGTTGCATCTAATGCAGCTTGAGTTAAAGTAATGTCACCAATAGCTTTAGCTTTTTCCTCTTGACTTTTAAATAATAAAATTTCATTAGCAGCAGCTTTTTTCTGAAACTTATCTAAAGCTTCTAAAGTTCCCTCTGTTAATACTGCGCCGCTTGGCAAAGTCACAGTTTTTGTTTTTGATGTATCAACTTCAACGCCTGACTTTTCAAGTGATGTAGCTAAATTATCTACCTCTTCTTGGGTTAATTCATTACCTTTAATTAGTTTTAAGGTAGTATCCGCAACTTGTCTTTGCCCTTCTATTTCGTCAAGCAAAGCTTGCTGATATGCGTTAGCTCTATTTAAAGTAATATTATAGTCTGCTTGAACTTCTTTTTTAAGCTTTTTGTCAACATCAAATCCTTCAATTTTTTTAGTAAAACTTTCAGCAACATATTCAAACTTAGCATTTTGTAATAGGGTTTCTCTTACATTGGCTTGAGCGGTTGCTAAAATTTTGTCTTCAGTAGTATCTGGGTTTTTTGCTTTTAATTTTGCTATTTCTGCTTGAACCTCTTCTTCGTATGGAATAACTTTTTTAGTAAGCGCTACCCCGCCCCCTGGGCCAGTTCTAATATCTTTTTTAGTTTGCTCTTTAAATAAATCAGGATCTTGTAATTTTTTATATTCTTCGGTATTTTTAAATTGATTTTTAATAATAGCCGATTGCTTTTTTAATTCTTGATCAATTGTTGAAAGCGTGCCTGCGCTTGCTGTGACTTGCTCAGGCGTAAAGTTTTTATTTAAAAGTCTTGCAAAATTATTATATGAAATTTCCGCATCTTTTTCATTAGCAAAATTTGTTTTAGTAGATAATCCAATAGCTGTATCGGTTTTTTTATCTTTTATAAAAACGCGGTTGTCCTGTTCATAAACACTTAAATTAGAATTAGGTTGTATGATTCTTGCAACCATTGGTATAATTTCGTCAGTCTCTAATTCTTGAAATGTTTCAGGGGTAATTGCTCCACTACCAAGCAATATTTCAGCAGGTTTTTTTACTTTAGACGCATCACCCGTAACAACTGCTTCTTTAAGCTCAGAAGAAGGTGTAACTATTTTAGCTCTACCTGTATTTGTTTGATTATTCCAATTTGTAACCCACGCTTCTACATCGCCGTGCTCTTTTTCAAGATCACTATATGAGCTATATGTTTTGTTACCTTTTATGTTAAATTCTACAACTCTATTGTCTTCCTCTACTAACTCCGAAGAAGTATCTTCCGAAGGTAATTCCGTATCTGGTTGCTCGATTGTTGTTGTCGGCTCTGCAACTGCAACCTCCTCTACAGGGCCGTATATCTTTTTTGCGCTTTGGAGGAATGGATCCTCAAACGTTTCTTGTTCTTCGGTTTGTTCAACAATAGTTTCTTGCGGCTTTTCTGTTAAATCTTCCGGCCCACTAATTAGTTGAGCGTCTGGATATTCAGCTAAAAAATCCGCTTCGCGATCCGGAGAAACTTCAAATCGTTCGCCGTTTATAATATAAATTTTATTCATAATTAATTTTACTTACCTGAATTGTATGTTTGGTTTGTAATACCAGCAATAACTTCTGATTGAGGAATATTATCAACCATTCTAATAGTCTCTGCTAATAAAACATTTTCTAGCACTGGAACAGGCCCGGTAGTAGTATTTCTGTAATAAGTGTATTTTCCACCGCCTTTATTTTCAATATATCCTCCGCTAACTCCTAAGTTTATTATTTCACCTGATTCTAACAGCTTAAATCCATCAATTGCGTTTTGAACGTTATTTGACATATTTTTCTTAGGGTATGTTACAATTGTTTCTGAGCCACCAAGCTTTTTAGTTATAGTGGCTACATCGTTTTTAGCTTTATTACCCGCCCAAACACTTGCAACCATATTATAAATTAATTGTTGATTATCATCAAACTTTGCGGTGCCTTCTTTTGGATAAGCAAAAAAATCAAAAAGTTCGTCTTGCGATTCAAATTGAATATTTTTTTTTGCTTCTTCTAAAGAGTTATTAATTGCTTCAATATCTTTTTTACTCATTGAATCAACTAAAATATTTTTAAATACAGAAAGTTGTTGGTCATTTGTATAATCTAAATCCGAAATTAAATCTGTGTAAACTTGCTCTATATCATTATTCCGCACCTCGGGTCCTTTACGTATTATTTGTCTTTTTCTTCCCGAAGGGTCTGGGTCAATATCTTCAAATGCATATACCATTTTAGGTTTTCCTGTTGTGTCAACAGCCATATAGTCTGTTGAAATAGTTTTATCTTTTCCTTCACCAACATACATATCTGTTTTATCAACTAATGCTTGAAACTGCGCAGAAATTTGCGGAACTTTACGCGTAGGGGGCGGGTCATTTAAATTTATAGAAAACGGATTTCCGTTCATATCAGTATAATCTACTACTAATTGCCCTTTTTCATTAAATTTTCCTGCTCTGCTTTCTTTTCCTGTTATACCAAAATTTTCAATATCTGCCGCAAATAAAGATGGATTATTTCTTGTATCAAATTGATCAACAGTTCCTTCAATACCAATTTCCCCATTTCTAACTTGGTCTAATTCTTTTGTAATTGAAATATAATACTCGCTAGCATCACTAGGCGTTGTTGTAATATTACTTCTAAGGCTATTAAATTGATCTAAAGCAGGTTGTAATCTTTTTTGCTCTTCAATATCACCGGAGCTCATATATTTTTCATATACTTTATAACCGTCTTTTAACCCGGTAACAATAGTATTTTTTATAACATCTGGCAATGGGCCTAGTTTATCAAGAGTTTTTTGGATTTCTCCAGGCGCTTTATTAGCAATTTCCGCTCCTTTTCTATTCCGTTTTAATAAATCTTCATTATCTTTTTTTAAACGCTCTTCTAATTTTTTTTGTCGCGCAATAATTGCATCGCCAATATTTTTGCCCGCCGCTGCTGCTGCGTTAGCCCATGCATCTCCTGCTCCCGTTGTAGCGAATGAAATCATTGGTGGATTTTCGTATGCTCCCATATTACCTAAATGTACCTAAATTTTTAAATGGATTATATTTCGTGGTTGTAGCCCCAATACCGGCAGTTATCGTACTAGTAACACCGCTAAACGCTCCGGCTAATGCCGCAGATTGATCAGCCTGTGCTTGCGCTGCTTGCTGCTGGGCTTGTGCTTGTTGTCCTGCTATTCTATTTAATTTTTGGTTTGTTCTTGCTTCTTGCGCATTGTATTTAAATTGCTTACCAGCTGCATCAGCTTGCTGTACACGTTGGCCTTCAGATATTTGTATACCTTGCTGTCTTTGTTTTTCTGCTACACGCTGTGTTTGTAATTGAGCTTCGCCTTGTGCTTTTAATTGCTCGTTTTTAGCCTCTTGTTGTTCAATACTAGCAGAAACACCTTGTTTAGATTTTAATGCAGCCTGAGCAAGCGCAGTGGCCCCGCCGGCTGAAGCCCCTGTAGACCTAAGCGTATCAAGCGTATTTGCAAGAGCAATATCTGCTTCTGCAACCTGCATTTCTGCTGCTTGCGTAGCAACGCCTATATTAGCATAAGGATTTGTAAATTCACCAGAAAGATCAGTTGCTAAACTAGCTAAACTTTTTGTTCCTTCATAAGGGTTAATTACCGCTTGACGATTTGCTTCAATTTTAGCAATAGCCTTTGCTGCTTGTCGCGCTTTTGCTTCAGCCGCTTTCCTTCTTCTTCTAGCACTTCTGCTGCCAAATAAACCGCCGAGTAAACTAGCCCCGGCGCCCACAAGTATTCCAGACATATTATTTGTTTTTTTCTAAATGTTCTTCAATTGTAAAAGAATACAATTGTTTTTCTAATATATTTAAATCTTTTTCATTACTTGGGTTTTTATGTATATTAATAAATATACAATCTTCCAAACAATGTATAACCCTTTTAGCACCCTTAGCGGAATGCTCATAACACGGTGCAATATGTTCTATAATTTCACCGTTTGTGTTAACTAAAATTTTACCGGTCATAAGAAACCAAAAGTGATTAGTTTCGTGTATTGCGCTAATAACAACGCTGCCAGCTTTCATTTTCATTTTGCGCATGTAAAGCTGATCTTCAAAATCATGCTCAATTGGAAATTCCTCATTGTTAACCAATGACTTACCATCCCCATACAATCCGTCTATATCATTACGCATTATTAACTGATTTTCTAAAACAGCTAAGTCTTGCATAAATTTACTTATTTCCATTTAATTTAATATGATGATTGCACGTATTCTGTAGATACTGCAAATAATTCTCTATCCGCGGTAGTAGCTGCTGTAGAAAATGTAACTGTAGCTACAAAACCTTTTAAGCCGCTAATTTGATCACCAAATACAATTTCACCTGGTTTTGCAGGCTGTGCGTTTAATATATTTGCAAAATACTTATTTTCTTTCTTAATAAAAATATTTGATGCAATAAAATCATTTTGTATTTGCGAAAGTGATCCTGCGAATTGATAAGGTCTAATACCTAATAATCTTTCTTGTGTATCACTGTCTGTTGTTATCTGCGCTTCCCAAGCGGCTGTACCTTCGTAATTTACTGTTTTAAAGTTTTTAGACATTGAAACATTTGGGTTAAATATAAATGTAACCGCTGAAGGCTGCGGATCCCCATAAAATGTTCCTTTTGCAGATGTATCGCTATAATGTTTGTATACTTGCCCATTTTTAAACGAATAAAATGCATTTCCTAGGCTACCCATAAAATCTGGCGCATAAGTATAAAAGCTTGTCCAGCCTTTAACGCTTTCGTCAAAAGAAAGAGTTTTATATGGGTCAGTATTTGTTTCTTTAAATGTTCCGTTAGGTTGTATAGATAATTCATATTTTTTAGTATGAATATCGTACCCGCCTATAATTCTTCCGTCAATTCTTTGCGTAACTGAGTTTATAGAGCCGTTTAAGCTAGCTAATTCATCTCTAAAAAAGTCAGTCATGCCATAACGAGATATTTCTTCAATACCGTCTCTGGATAGCCTTAAAACAGCATTTCGTTTTCTATCAGTAAAGTATTTTCTATATGCATATACTGCAAAGCTTTCAGGCTCTGTTGATATTCCAAACTCACCTGCATAAGGCACAATCTGCCCAATAACTAAATTAGCAGATGTTACAGTTCCTCCGCCTTCGGCTGAATATATTGCATCTTTATCTATAAGCGCTCTACTAACTTTATCTTCTTGAAATATTATAAGGTTGCTGTCTTCAGCATATAACTTTTGTATTGAACCATAAGCAGGATCTACACCTTTAGTAATATCTTTAGCAACTGAAAACTGATTCGTTTCATTTATACCAGTTCTTGAATTATAAATGCCAGAATAAATCATTGCATTTACGCGCGTTTCACCTTTTTTTACCGCATCTACAGCATATGCTTTTACGCCAAAATCTACTGTAGTATTATTGTAACCGCCGCGTATACGTGATTCTTCAATATACCAATCTTCATCATCGTCGCCAGCATAGTCCTGAGGTACATTAGTAAAATCATCTATAGCTGGAGTTGTATCAGTTATACTTTTTATCTTCTTTCCCCAGAAAGAGTTATAGTATTTTAATTCTATTGTAGCTGACATACTATTTAATCACTTGTTTTTTAATAATTTTTACGGACCAGGATTTGTTAATTGCTCTTCAAAATAGGTGTTTGTATAATCACATTCAGTAATTCTTGTTCTAAAATTGTTACCTGAGCGAATAGTTCCCGCGTTACCTGCGGCGCCAGCATTAGCAACAGGAGTAACTGTTCTATCTACCAATCCTGATGTTTGAATTTTCATTATGCCTTCGGCTTGTATATAACTGTTGTTATTAAATTGAGTATTATTAGCATATCTATCTGTTCCAGTACAGCCCTGCGGGTTCGTGTTTCCAGGCCCATCTAAAAATCTTACGGTATAATATTGGTCGGTAGCAGGCTTCCAAATATTTGATAAGTTTGCATCTGTAAAAAATTTAGCATTTGTTTCTACTAAAGGATTATCTGAATATAAAGTTTGAGAGGTTCCAGAATAAGTTACATTTGCAGGAGCACTAGCACCTCCGTCAGGCCAAGTAACATATTCATAAATTGCTTGCGATTGGGTAGGTGAGTTATAATGTAAATCTCTAGCAGTTGCTAATCCACCCCAGGTGATTGTGTCGCCATATGAAGGCTGTGTACACCCAGGAGGGCGGGGGTAGCCTGCATTATCTGTGCCAATAGATTTTATTACAAATGCCCACTCTATATTATTTGCAGCGGGAAAATTATTTCTATCTTGGCTATACCATGCATACCCTAAAGCATAATCTATTTCATTTGCTTGTTGAATTCTAATTCCTAAACTATTTGTATTATTTAAATCGTCCTTATAAATCCAATTGCTACTACCGCTAGTTCTATAATAAGCTCTTCCAGAAACATTAACTATTTTTGTAGCATTACAGGGGCCAGCGTTTATAATTAGGGCTTTTTCTATGCCGAATAAAAACGCACCTCTTTCATGGCCTGCTGCTATTTTTTCAGGGGCAAGCGCTTGTTCGTAGGTAGCCAAACCAGAACCATATGCACCACCGTTATTAAAATTAGGCAAATTAGAATTTGAAATAGACGTATTATTTGTCATATAAAAACATTCGTAAGCCGTAGTATAACATCCAGCATCACACTGGGTTATATCAAATGTAAATATACTTCCCATAGGTAGCCCCTGTTGCGTTCCATTCCACTGAGTATAGCCTTTTACAATATTATATATTTGTGTAACTGATTCGCTACCCACTCCTAAAGATTGGTTTGTATTTGAAGCGTCTGCTAATGTTACTTCAAGAGAATATGTATTCAGCCCAGCACTAAGGCCGGCTGCGGTAGGATTAAGCACTCCTGTTACAGGGTTTATAGTAAATAAATTAGCATTTGTACCGCTAATAGACCACTTTAGACCTTCGGTATTTCCTGTTGAGCTAGCGCTACCGTTTCTAGGGGTGTTACTACCAAAATTATGTATTATTGTGTTTAGAGTAGCCTCTTCATCAAAATTATAAAACGTGCCTGGCGGCTGGGTAGTAAAACTAGGTTCAGTATTTGATAGCTTTAATGTTTCAACTACGTCAGCGCTAACCCATGTTGACAACGCATCATCATCCGTAATTCTAAATGTAAAAGTATATTCATCTACATTATCACTATTAAAATTAAATACCTCGTTTTCTAGTAGTATAATTCTATATTCAGTAGAAGCTTGTGGATTTTGTTGAAGCTCAAATTTACCTGTAATAGGGTCATTGTTACCATTAGTAACACTATGAATATTAATTGTAAAATTATTTAAATTTGTTCCATCAGCTTTTAAAGGTGAAAAATATTCTGTAACTGGGTCAGATGCAGGGACATTTTCATTAAATAAATCTTCCCACCCTTCTAATCCTACAGGCCCATTAAACCCTACAGAAGTTTTAGCATTTAAATCAGATATAAGCCCTGCCTGGCTTGTTTCCCAATATATATCTAATGCAGAAACTACAGGTTCTGTTTCGTATACTGCTAATGAAAATCTATCTGATACAGCTGGAGTTCCGCCAAAGGAAGTCGCATCAATTCCAAATTCTTTATTTGTAGATATTCTAGCCACTATTGGGTTTGAATCATATTGGAAAACGGCATTTTCGGCTGTTGGGGCGGTATTTGAATCACCAAGTATATCATCTGTATTACCAACGGCTGTTGATGTGTCTGCTGTTCTAAGCGGGAAATATTGATTGTTTCCGTATACAATGGGCGAGCCAGTAGCCTTTGGTTGTACTCTGCCGAATAATCTAACGCTACTGCGATATTGCTTTTGGTCAGGCCCGACTTCCGCTAAATCGCGTGGCACTTTGTTTATATTATCATTAATAAGTGTAATATAGCTTACCGATGCTGCTGTGTCCGTTGTTTTAGTGGTAGGGAAGACGTTAGCATTAATAGCGCTCGGCAAATACACATTATAATATTCTTGCTCTGTTTGTTTAACTACAATTTTATATGAATACCAACCTAATGGATTTATTCTATATGTAAATTTTGTGTCTTCAAGCGTTGAAACAATTTCTGTATTTTTTAAATAAACATTACTAACCTGCCCGTTAGTTGTTACTTGATATGAAGATTGCGCTAAAGGTGTAACCGCAGTAATTTCTACGTAGTCTTTAGTATGACCGCGCATATAATATCCTTCCTGAGGAATTCCTGTTGTATCTGTTCCAGAAAGTGTAAATGAGTAAGTATTTCCATTAATAATAGGGGGATATGTAGTATCAATATTAAATCCGTTTCCTATTTCTTCGGCATAAAGTTTGGTGTCATCAGTTCCTGTTATAGCGGATTGAACAGTTAAAATTAATGAATTTCCAAACCAATTTTTTACACCGGAAGGCATGTAATTTTGATCTGGAATCCCAGAGCCCTCAGGATCATCGGGTATATATGGAGCAAATATTGTAGATCCTTTATTGTCACTTGATTCAGAAACTGGAGATAAAATTACATCGGATTGTCTACCATATTTATCTGACAATACGAAGCCTACTTGATAAGTTCTATTTTGTTTTACCGTATGATTTGGGTATTCTGCAAAACTATCAAACCCACCATTTGTTCTTTTTTCTTCAATGTTTACAGTGTAGTTTATTGTATCTGGGGGTGTATGCTTAGTTTTAAAATTACCGTATACAACTCTATTACTAACAATTTCTTGAGTATTAGCCTTTACAGGCACTTTATCATATACCCTTACGGTTTGCGCTTCAGGAAGTGTTCTAACCGGTTTTCTTGATTGGTAGCTATATGTATAATAGTTATCTGAACTTGATGGAATATCCGTAACACTTATTGTGTCAATTATTTTTACAGGTATTTGATCTGATTCTTTATAAAGAATATCTATTTCTTTAATTTTATAACTACTAAAAATATTTTGTGGAGTGTTTGGTAAAGGAACAATTAATTCAATATTATTAATGCCATTTTCAAACCACTCAAGTATTGTACTATTAACAGCAAGTTGTTCTTGCCCGTTTACAAAATATCCTTTTTGTTTAGGAATAAAAGCTATTTGCGTAAATGGCGCAAATATAGAATATTCGTTATCGTCAAATTTAAACCTATATGAAAATCTTACAAATCTGCTTTCTAAATAACTAGGGTCGCCAGGCCAAGATGCATTTGCAGACTGATCAGTCATTGTACTTGAAAGAAAGTACATAATATCGCCGGCGTTAATTGACGACGCAGCAGAAGCTAAGGTTACAGTAGTAATATTTGCCGCTGTGCTTACACTATCTACTGTAATATAATTAACAGCTGTTATTTCAGACGCTATTCCCCTTTTAGACAATACAATCATACCCTCCACGATGTTAGCATTTTCTGCAACAGTGAACTCGGTAGTGCTTGTTACAGTTAATACTTCTTCTATTTCCTGCTTTACAAGCGATATAGGTTGGTATGGATTGTATTTAGCAACACTGATTTGATGCTCTTCTGTGTAGTAACCTAAAGAATGGGTTACGTTTATTTTTCTAGGCTGGTTATTATTATCTGTCCAAAATAATAAATCTTCTAAAAGGTTTACGTTTAAAATTGGAAAGTTTGTGTTAAAATTTAAAAAGCTACCCTCTACTAATATATCCCACCCGCTGTCTGTATTTATAGTATGACACCTTATTGAATGATTACTATTATCATCAGTAAAAAATGCATATATTTTATTTTTAGTAGTATCCATTAAATACCCTATAATAAAAGAATTAGCGGGTCTTACTAAGGTGTCTAGTATTTCATTGCCCTTAATATTTTGTAAAGTACCAACGCTGTCTTCTTCAGATTTACCAACAAGTACATTCTGAGCAGTTCTATATTCCCCGTTTGGCAATAACCTGTCGTCCAGGTCTTGATTCATTTTTGCCTTAAGAAAAGTATTTTTAGCTTCTGGCATTAGTGTTTAATTATTTTAGATTTATTTCTAAATACCTGTGTAATTTCTTCTATTTTAATATTAGATATTCTAAGCTTAGCATTTCTAAGTTTTGCGCGCTTTTCTTTTTTAAACCGGTTAATTATGTATTCTGGAATAGTTGGGCGCACCGCTGCAATTGCATAAGCTATATATGCATAAAAAGCTTCTTCTGCTAGCTTAGGTATTTTTGTGTCTTCTGTATATGCAAGGCCATCTGATATATATTCAAGTATAATAACTTTATCTACTAGATTGCTTGAAAAAGAAAATTTGCCCTCGCTATCATCTATTGTAAACCAACCATTGATTTGGGTGGATTCAGGCGTAAGGCCAAATCGCTGCCCGTATGTGGTTTTATAATCAGGGGCTATGTAAGTATTAGCATCTTCAAAGAAAGGATCATAAACACCTGTTATTTTCTTTGTATCGGCCTCTGACCAGCGCTCTTCTGTAATTGAAGTTCCTGTTATGTTTTCCCCAGTGTTATCTTGCGTAGGTATACCATCGCCGTCTTGCAAAGGTATTTCGCTTGGATTACTAGTAAGTCTAGTTGGTTGTATAATGTGTTTTACCCCTAAACTATCAACCCAAGAAAGCTTTACGTAATTCACGTAATCCTGAGGTATGGCTAAGGTTAAATTATTAGGCACAGTAAGCTCCTGCGATTTTATACTTTTTAAAGTATCATAGCTGAACTCCTGCATTGCGCGCTTTGCATGGAATACTACATCTGTTCTTTTAACAGCGGGAAATATTTTATCATCACCCACGTAGCTAATTAAAAAGTTATTAATAACATCATTCATCGATGTGTACTTATAGCTGCCGTAATCGTTTCCGTCGTAATATTGTTCGTTAGTTTGGGTTATTAACCCACCATTCGGTATAGCCATCTATTAACTTTTTTCGTTTGCTTGTTCTTGTTGTATTTGACTTGCTGCAACCTGTACTACTTGAGGGTCTTTAACAACAACACCCGCGTAGAGTAGTATTCTTATAACAAGAGATGTTTGTTCAATTGCATCTAATTCAAAATTTACACTAGTATTATAATTATACACATATGCTTGTGTGGCAGTATCTACAGTAAAATCCCATTTGGGTGCAATAGGTTTTCTAATAAAGCTTGCGATCACATTAGAAACAATACTTGTAGGCCGGATAAATAATTTATTATTTTCATACACATATACTGGTGTATTTTTATCAGGCTTGCTGTAACTTGAATTATTTAACTTTAGTAATTTAACCCTATCAACTTCTTCTATTTGTATTACGTTTTCTGAGGGAGTTGGATTATTATATATAACTGTACCTAATTTATAAAAATTATTTTCATATACATTTATAGTTAAAGAGCCACCGCCCACGGGGATACTTGTTAACTGTATACTTGTTCCGTCTGTAGATATAATATAATCAGCCGGGGAGGATATTTCAGCGCCGTTTAAAAATACATTTAAAGTACCGTCTTTAACGGTTTGAGGAGGGATTGTTAAATTATAAACTTGAGCAGAAGTTGTGGTTATGCTTTCGCTATTAACAATTGTAGAACTTTCGGGTGGAGCAAAATATTGTGAAGAGGCGCCGCTGTCTGCAAAAAATGTTAGAGCTGTAGGTGTTTGCTTAAAGTATTCAAGTTTTTCTTCTAAACTTCTTACTCTGTTAGCGTATTCGCTGTCATTTTCAGGCGTGCGTAGCTGCTGATTTAATTCTTCAAAATATGAATTAAATATTTCAAACTGCGCCTGTTCACCTATTTTATTAAATTCTTCAGGTGTCAAGTAGCCGCGCTGCTCCTTGTTCATTACCAACAAGACAGTTCTGTATACGGTATCTACGTTTATTGACATTGTTTATTTTTTAAAAATTAGTAAATACTAATCTTGATTTAGCTTTTTCCAGCTTATCTGTTTTTTCTATAAGTAATCTTTGTAGCACATCAGGTCTGGTGTTTTCTCTATTAGCAAGAATAGCATAAATCATACATGCATACATTGCTTCTTCAGCTAGTTTTGGAATTGCTGCGGTTTCGTCTGTAGTAAGTGCGTTTGATAAATAATCAAATTGCAGGACTTCGTTTGCATCAGCTATATTGAATAATACTGTTTTAGCTGTATAGTCAGGATAATATTCCCCTGCATTTGGGTTTGCATTTGCAGATTCTGTTGCTTCAGCGTTATTTATTATAACTTTTATTATAGCAACTAAATCGCTTGGAAAACTATATGTGGCAGGGTTACTTGGCACAGTGCTCGTATCTGACATTTGGCTTTTTAAAGTTTCATAAGCAAACTCTTGTAAGCATCTTCTAGCATGAAATACAACTTCAGTTCTTTTGCTATCTGGAATTATTTTGCCGGGGCCAGTGTATGATATTAAAAAGTTGTTTACAATATCATTAATTGATATAAACGCATCGCTTAAATTTGCCATTTTTTATTATTTTTGGTTATCCACCGTTATTTGTTGTTCTTTTTGCGCGGCTAAAGACAATGCTAGTTGATCTTTAGTCATTACACCTGCATACCCTAATATCTTATCTATTAATAAAGGTTGATCAGACTGATGAATTTCAAAATCTGTTGACTTTACTGCATTATAAATATAATTACCTAAATTAGGCTCAATATCAAATCCCCAGATTGGATCTTCTGGAAATGCTAAATAATTAATTTGAAAATTAAAAGGATCACCCGGCCCTGGGCTCACAGGCCCTGGCCCTACTCCTATGCTACCGCTGCCTGAATTGGGGTATACTTGTATAATATTATTTTCGTAAGTATATACGGGATAATGTTTTGTAGGCTCAGTAAGTGGGGATTGATTAACAGTATAAACATCCTGTTTTTGTATTCTTTGTGATTCTCTACCAGCAGCTGAAATTAAAATTTAAAGGTGACTTGCTATAAGACATATTATTATTTTTTATCGTTATTTATTTTTTTAATTGCTACCTGAAGCATTCTATCAGCATACGCTTTGCTTCTAATTACATTTTGCGTGGCACCTGTTGGTATATTTTCTTCGCCTGCAAGTATTCTATACATACGCGTTAATAACTGTGTCGTTTTTAATGATACTTTGTACAAACTTCCTTGTCTTAATTTTTTATTGCCGTGACGCCATACTACTATCCAACCTTCTTTTAATAATCTTGAAAAGCGATTATTATCCCAGCTGTATGCATAAGTGTCTTCTTTAAAATTAGTTTTGCTAAAAAAACCTTGACAATCTAAAAATATTAAAAGCTCCAAATCCGCATCTTTAATACCGTAATTTCTGCAAGCCCAACGGCGTACTATACGATAATGCTTCAATACTTTTGAATCGCGCAGATCAGAAGCTTTTATTTTCATAATATAATAACTACATCTTGCGCTTTGATAACGTGGTAAACTTTGTTATCTAACTCAATAGGGTAACCAGCGTGTTTATCGTAATATATATTATCACCGTTATTTATCCCTACAATATCATTGCCCGCTGATATTACGCAACCCTTAGCGTATCTTATATCTTCACGGGCATTTTCGGCTAACAATAAACCGCCTTCGGTTTTTTGTGTACCTTGTTTTTCTTTTTCTATAATTAAATAATATCCTATTGCTTTCATAACTGTTCAACTCTAACATTATTAATTACACAATCTGTTGATATTATTGTTGTAGCTACTGAAGCCGCGTTCCGAAGAGCACTTTTAGTAACAAGCAATGGATCTATGATACCAGATTTTATCATATTCACCATACTCCCTGTAACAACATTCAGCCCTTTGCCTTTGATATTAGGCTCTTCAAATTCTTCAATACCTGCATTATTCAGTATTGTATAAAAAGGCGCTTTAATTGATTCTAAAAGAACCTCTTCACCTTTGCCGCTTGCTTTAGTTTTTTGCGCGGCATTTAAAAGGGCTATTCCACCGCCTGGTACTATACCTTCTTTTATCGCGGCTTTGGTAGCACATATCGCGTCCTCAACTCGGTCGCGCTTTTCTTTTAATTCAACTTCTGAATTAGCACCGACTTTTACAACGGCTACTTTTGCAGAAAGTCTTCCAAGCCTTTTTTCATACCTTGTAATATAACCTGGCATCATTGGCTTTTCTAACTCTTCTTGTATTGATTTAATTTTTTCTTCAACTTCTTCTGTTCTACCTTCTATTTGTAAAACAGTTTCTTCGTTGTTTGTTACGGCTTTTACGCATGTGCCTAGCATCTCAATATCTATTAGGTCCATATCATCGCCAAGATCTTCATTTATAATCTTAGCGCCTGTAAGCATTGAAAGGTCTTCCATTACTTCTTTTTTTGTAATACCATATGTTGGAAGATCAATAACATTTACTTTTATGTTACCTTTCATTTTATTCATTGCAAGTGTATTCAATACTTGCGGCTCAACGTTTGCAATAATTAGAAGCGACTTGTTATGCTTTATAACATGCTCCAGTACTGCTTGAACCCTACGAATATTCGGTATAGTTGATTCCGAAATAAGCACATATGGGTTTTCAAGTTCTGCAGCGCCTGTATTTTGATTTGTTATAAAGTGGTTGGACTTCAATGGCTGCTCGTATTGCACTCCATCTACAACCTCTATACTTGTTTCAGGTTGATCTGTTTCTTGCATTATAACAACGCCTGTGTTGCCCACAGACTTGAATGCATCACTTATAAGCTTACCAAGCTCTTTATCATTGTTAGCAGATATGGTTGCAACTTGATCAATCATATCACCGTTAACCGGTATTGCAACTTTTTCTAAATACGATACAACTTTTTCAACACCCTGTAGCTATACCTTCTTTTAAAGTTCTAGAGCTATCAGTTTCTAATGCTTTATAAGCACTTTTTAAAATTGAATGCGCAAGTACTGTTGCGGTAGTTGTTCCATCACCTGCTTCTTTTACAGTTTTCCGCGCTGCGTCTTTTAAAAGCGTAGCACCCATATTTTCAACAGGGTCGCGTAAAAAGATATTATTAGCTACGGTTACACCGTCTTTTGTAATTACCGGATTACCTTTATCGTTTTCCAGTATAACACTAAGTCCGCTAGCCCCTAATGTAGAGCTAACGGCTTTAGTGAGTTTTTCTATTCCGCTATAAACTTTTTCTCGGGCATCCGATCCAAAGTTTAAGTTCTTAACGATTGCGTCAGACATATTAGATTAAATTAAATTATATTATTGATTGGTTTATTTGTCAAACGTTTTTACAACTACAGGGCCCATTTGCAAAAGCCAGCTTCTTTTTGTAATGTTCAATTGAAGCATCAATTGCAGCCTCTGCGCCTTTTACGGTTTCGCGCCTTGTGGTATCAACCCATTTGCCGTCTTTGTTATATTCGGCCTGGTAATATCCATTTGGCAGTTGTACTATTCGCCAGTTAGCTTTATCGGAGACGTGCTCCCAAAGTTTTCTGGTTTCATCGGATACGCTTCCATCATTTTGTGATGTCCACGTTTGGTGATAAAAATAAGTCATTTTGGTTTTGGTTTTTATGTTATTAATTGGTTGCCCTAACCCGGGCAGGGTATACGATATATATTACTGGTTTTTATTGTTTTTTACTAATGTGCTTTTGCTTGTATTACAATCCATTCAGATCCTGTTGAGTAAACGGCAATACCTTCGTATGATTTTGATATTTGAAAAGAAGCAGCGCCATCTATAGTTCCTCCACCGTCAGCTGTAATATTTATTTTATCGCCAGCTCCAGAGCTAAGCGTTCCGTCTGTTGTAATTCTTATAAGTCTATTCGTAGTGGCAGATGCCGAGGGAAGTTTCAACGTATACACGCCATTGCCGCCTGACCAACTAATTAAAACTAAATTATAGTTTGCGCTAATACTGGAAGAAGCGCCAGCGCTAGCTGTTTTTAATAGTGGCGTTAAATATGCAAGCCCTTCATTGTTTTTTGCATTTTGTTCTGCTTGATCTAGGTTTATTCTAACTTGATTGTTAGACCTATAAAGCTCTCCTCTTTCTACACCAGCTGCTGCAGCATCTGAATCGCTATTGTATGAATGAGATAACCTAAGTGCTGGGAATAATAACCCAGATTGCGAACTAGTGCCATTCTGTATTTCTATTGCGTTTTTTCTACCAGTAGGAGAAAACCCAGTTCCAAATACAATTCTACCTGTTGCGGTTGGCGTTGCATTATAACGTCCAATTATAACGGTGTTATCTTCACCGCCGTCTTCAAGGTTTCTACCGAAAGCATAAGATTGACTTCCTGATAACACGTTATTATGCCCAAGTGCCATGGCAATTATCGCGTTGCCACTAATTGTGTTATTAAGCCCGAATGCGTAATCATCTTCACTGCTAAGTGTGTTACTTTTACCTATAGCATAAGTATCAATGGCGCTTGTAGTATTACTTTTACCTAAGACGCAGCTGTCATTATTATTTATAGTATTGTTAAAACCAAGGACTATTCCGTCACCTACGTCGTTTAAAGTGTTTGAAGAACCCAGGGCGAAATTTGTATTTATTTCGCTAGATTCTGTAGTGTTAGTTAAAATATTTGAAGTTCCTACTACACAAGAACCACCTGATTTAACAGTGTTGTTAAAACCAGAGGTTACAATATTTCCTCCTACATTTAACTTGTCAATACCTACGTTATTTCCATCACCTGTTGCCCAAACTTGACCACCAGCTACAATGTTATTTGCTCCTAATCCACCACAACGATTTCCTGATACTTCATTATTAGAACCAAAAGCAACAGAGCTATTACCTAAAACATTGTTGTTATCACCTGAAGTTAAAGCATTAGTGCCAGGTATGACATTATTGGTCCCTACTAGTAAGTTTCCAGCTACGTATACCCGATTCGCTAATTCAGAAACAATAGAATCTTCTATGCCGGTCCCATTCGTGTCCCACATGGTCAAAGTTCTTGGGGTGCCAGATCCTGTTACTGTTCCACTGCCAGGCTGAGAGTCTACATAATTTTTTGTAGCTGCATCTTGAGCGTCAACAGGATCTACAAGATTTTTAATATTACCATTATTGGTCATATCAATATCATCTTCCATTGTTAATTTATCGCTTATTAAAGCTGTGTCGTTAACAACTAACGAGTTGGCTTCTATTTGGCCTGCGAAACTTGATTGGCTTGTGCTTGTTACATTTATAGGTACTGAAAAATCTGCCTCAGTATTACTTATAGAAAGTCTTTCTGTTGGGTTAGCACTTGTAACATTTGTAGATGTTTTAAAGTAAAGCTTTCCGCCACCTCCGTTGTAACTACCAGAATCACCAATTGTTTTTACTTCTATTTGTGCTACGGTATACTGATTGTCATCATCTAAGCTATACTGCAATACACCAACCCTGTCACCGGCTAGTACGTCCCCATCTGGTCTAAACAAATCCAATACACCTGGGTCATTTATTTCTCTTGAAGCAATTCTCAGATCTGGCCTTTCACCAAAAACACTATCAAGTTTAGTTGTGTTTAAACCAATAGCTCTATCTAGGGGGACACCAGGTAAATTTGCTTGATAAAAACCAGAGTCGCCTAAAGTGTCAGTGTCTGTCCAGCGCGGTAAATAATTAGCCGTTCCTGAGCTATCAATAATATTTCCGCTGGTTTCAATTACATTACCGCTTGCGTCAACCGCTAGGTTTTTTGCAACTGTGCCTGTATGTGTACCTACACCATATTCATTTAGTTGAACCGCCCCTGTAGCTTCTGTAAATGTTATAGAACTAGATTCAATAGTATTACCCGTTGATCCAACCCATATTTTTCCAGGTGTTAAGTTTGGTATATCATTTGTTCTAAGTATAGATGATACTACAAAATTACCACTATTAGCGGAGCTAACTCTACCAACCTTACCCATATTTTGAATAAGGTTACTTCCTGTTGGTTTTGTTAATGTAAGCGCGTCGCCTGTTACTCCACCGGGCTTTACATAGATAACATCGTTTGCTAAGGGTGTTAGGCCATCAATTGGATCGGTTGTTAAATTTCTAAGCTTACCTGTAATAACAACATAGCCTTCGCCATTAATTCCTAAGTCTTGAAAAAGAAGCCCTACCGCTGGCATTTTAGCTGAATTACTTGCATCAGCAAGTTTTACTTCAAGCTTACCTGATTCGCCTACAGACCCCGATATATATACCGGATCGCCCTTTGTAAGTCCGGAGCCCTGCAGGTTTTTAACAGGTACTTTAATAACTTCCGCGCTTTCTACGTGTGTTGCACTTAAATCTTGGAAGTTTAATAAGCCTCCAGCATCTGATACTAAAATTTGATCTTCTGCGCCGGATGTTTGGTTTGTGTCCTGTACAATTCCTTGTAAATATAATGTGCCTGTTTGCGTTATTAAATCATCGCTAGCATTGCCTAATGTAACATTTCCATTTAATGTACTATCTCCGGTAACTGTAATACTCGTGTCAAAAGTGGCAGCACCGTCAACATTTAATTGGCCGCCTACTGTTAATAAAGTCGCTCCTGCATTTTGAGATAGCATAGAGTCAATAACTTTATTGCCGCCAGGCCCAAACATTGCAATAGTATTTTCAGTACCGTCTATAATATCACTTATTAAATTATCAACTGTAATATGTATATTCTGATTTCCATCGTACCCAACTAAATACATTGTTGGTGTAGATTCTGTTCGTAAATTAAACTGTGAAAACTTTATTGCCATCTTTTATGTTCTATTAGTGTAATGCAATGCATCATTATAACCTTCTGTAATCATTGTAGGGTAACGGTCACCAGGAGGCCATGAGCCTTCTTCTGCTATAATTTCAATTGGTGGATCAGCAGTGCCAAGCTCCGTAATCATTTCAAGAGAATTAACACTACCGTGATCATATAGATCATTAATATCTATAGTAAGTGTATTTGTATTATGGATTGCCATCTTATCTTGAATACGTGTTTATGGGCATGCGAACTAAGTTAGTTGCTGTTGTGCCTGTATCATATACCTTGCGTACTTGAACCGGTACAAATTGCCCGTTATTCATATTGTAAAACGTAATATCATTTCCAGCGCGCGTTTCAACTTTTACGTGACCGCCCACGCCCACATATAGTACGCTTATTCCCGCAAAATCTTCAGTATCGCTTGGTGTTACTTCAAATGCGTTAGTTGCTTGTATCAGTGCTTGACTCATCTTGTGATTGTATTTGTGATTCCAATGCTTCAATTCTTGCAGCTAAAGCATCTATAATATGTTTTTGATCTTCTATCTTTGTAACTCTGCCGTAATTATCAACTGTTACGCTGGCAAAGTCGTATCTACCAGTTCTTACCGGTACTTTGGCGGGGCGAATACTTACTTCGCTTCCGTCCGGTGATACGTTAGTTAACAGTACAGTTTCATCCAGAGATATAACATTGTTAACAGTCCCTCCGACTTTTCCAAGATATTCAATAGTTAAGTCGGCTCCGACCATACTGGTCGTGATACCATTACCACCTTTAATATTTATTGTACCAGGATTCGGTAATAGTTTTGCCTGTGCCGTTTTCATCTGCAATGGTTACTGCTGTTACAGTGCCTGTATTATTTGTAAATGGTAGTTTATCAATACCAATTTTTTTAACTTCATTCTTTGCCTTGTTTTCTACAAAGAAATTTATATTACTTGTTTTACCTTTATAAATACCTGCTGCATCTATAATATTACGCGCGCCTGAGTATTTTAAGCTAATAAAAGAATTTCTTTCTGATGTTACAACAGATACAGGACCCGCGCCGTTTACAGATAATATGGCATCTTCAATACTTGGCCCATTAATTGATAGTGTATTATTGCTCCAAGCTAGCGTGTACCCATTGTCAGAATTACTAACGCTAAAGTTATTCAATGTGTTTATTGAATCTCTAACAAGCGATGCAATGCTTCCTACAGACATTTTTTTGGAACCGCCCGTAGGGCTCGATCCAATTACAAAATCTGCTGGCTGTGCTGCCGATGATGGAAAATTAGTTATTCTTGCCATTTATTTTTTTTTATTTTACGCGTCTTTACAAAATCTAATACAATTAAAGCTCCAGAATAATTGAAAGTTGTTGGAGGTTATTACGGTATTTGGACCGTTAGCCCAAAATCCTGTTCCGGCTTGGCCAACTGGAGCAGATGCTCCCTCTAATTCCCACCACATTTCGCTGTCATCCCAAAACCTCAATTGTATACCTGAAAACTCCGCATATCCAGCTCCTAAAGATTCAAACCCAGATAAATTATAATCAGGATTAGATTGAATACTATTGTTCCAGAAAGCATTAGTTCCACCACCTATAGCCGTTATATTAGACAGACTGTCTAGTGCTATCAGTTCTGCTCGTAAATTATTCCAATCATTTCGAGTTGGTAATCTAAAACCACTTGGAGGTGTTATAGCAGCGGCAGCCCATCGGTTATAAAACAAACCTCTTGAGGCGTTGGCTGAATCAAAATCCCAATAAACAGCTCCCGGCGTTCGGGTACTTCGGGCGTCGTCTGCTTCTTGGTTTGTTGTAAAAATAGGTATTGTACCTCCGGAGCTAGCTAATGTTGTTGAGTTTGCATCGGTCCAGATTAAACTACCAATTTCTACTTCACCTGGGCCTGGGCCTGGGCTGCTTCCAAGCAAGTTTATTTTTACAGTGCTTTCAGTTCTATATAATCCGCCGTATGGAACGCCTCCAGCCTGAGCAGCTGTGTCATTCGCGTAAGAAGTACTACTACGCAACACGTCCATTATTATTTGGCTAGAGCTATTTACAGCCACAGCTTGCGTGGAGGTTATTGTTGATGTAGAGTCAAATATCGCCATTTGAGTATCTATACCGCTTCCGCCAATACCGCCACCGCCCCCAGATTGGGCCACCCAGGTATAATCGTTACCTGATAGGCTTAAAACATAGTTATCTTGTGTTTGGGCTGTTTTATTAAGGTGTGTATCTACATCCGCGTCTGTGTAAGCAGCGGGTATAATCGTGTTTCCTTCTAGTGCTGTTCCTTGTGTTGTTCCAAAACCTGGAAAGGATGTTTTGTTGCTATTAGCGGCTATCGCATTGGCCTGATCGGTTGTTATAGTAGTTGGCTTATTTAATATAAATGCATCACTATTAGTATCAGTATCATTCCAATTGCTCTGCACGTTAGCATCGTAAAAAGCAGAATAATCACCAGCATCAGCAACTACATTTCCTTGACGTCCGAATACACTATTAACATCTTGTGTGTTATCTACTTTTTCCCATGCAATACCATTTGATATAGCCCAATCACCTACAGCATAGGTTGTTCCTAAGTATGTGCCAGGATCGCTTACTATGTAATAATGCCCGTTGTTTCCAGCAGCTGGCGTTGGGAGCGCAGGTGTGTCAGTGTCTGCGTTCCACGTGCCTTGATATACTACAGCTCCAACTATACTATCTGGCAAGTTAGCCGCAGGCACTTTTTCATTAGCGTCTAAAGGAGCATAACCAGAGGCTGCACCTTTTTCCGACGTGCTTTGCTTGTTGTTAAACGTATTCCAGTCAGTAGAAGAAATATAACCACTACCACTTGCCGACGCTTGTGTTATTCCTATTGTGCCTGATGTTGTTATTGTGCCACCCGTTATAGGAGCTGTCGTACTTATACTTGTTACAGTACCACTACCACCTCCACCACCGCTAGAGTATTGCGGTATATTTAAAACGCCATCAACTAAAGTAGCGGCACCTGATGAGCTATTAGTTGTTAGCGATTGTACTATGCCTAAATTATCTGTGTACCCCTCACCATTTGCTAATTGGCTATTGTCTGTTGGTATTGTTGGTTTATTTGTTAAGTCATTATAATTACCGCTAAACACATCAGTTGTCAACGCATATCTACCGTCCAAACCTCGTGTAACGTCTACACCATCTGTTCTAGTCAATGTTAAAACTCCCGTATTGGTATCAAACGCCGCTCCAGATACTACTTTATCATCAACATACGTAGTTGTAGCCTGTCCTGTATTAAAATATCCCTTTAATGACTGCAGCTCTACACTCTTAGTAGCGTACTGCTGGGAAACATCGTCAATAACAAGTAGATCATCATTGGAAAGTGACCCTATTAAGGGATAACTAGGTATTCTAGGCATTCTTTTCGTTTTTAGTACCGTTTCTACGCGGATTCATTCCACCTCTATTTCTATGTGCTGTAACAAATGTCCCCGTATAGTGATCGTAGTCTTTACCAGCAATCTTTTTACCTGCTTTTTTAGCCGCACGACGTTTCTTTTGGCTATCAGCACGCTTTTCCTTGCGATCCTTGCTATTTGCATATTTAAGATCACGCTTCTTCTTGCGCCTGGCAGCCTCTGGAGACAATTTTTGCTTACCCACTTTTAATTTTTTATATAATATAGTATTTTACGTGCTTTTTACCGTTTTTACACCCCTAGAAGTGACAATAGCCTACTATTATATATACCTTAACAGGTTAACGTCGCATATTTTAGGGTACCAAATAAATTAAGGGGTGCCTTTTTTAATTTTGTTACTAGATTTTTAGAGGTTAGGGGTTATATACTCATTTTCACTAACACCGCCGCTACGGAAAACCATATTTTTTAGCCCGGTTCCCCGCATTTTCTTAGGTTTCAGGTTGTTTTTTCGGACTTTCCAGATCCTGTGCCGGGATCCATAAACTATATTTGGCGCGGCAACTAGCGCGGAGCGTAGCGAAGCGCGTAGCGCAAGTGTATAGCATTTACATTCAAATACGAAGAACTGTAATGAATTTATTTTATCTCGATAGAGACCCTGTAACAGCCGCTAGCTATCATTATGATAAGCATAAGGTTAAGATGGTCTTAGAAGCTGCGCAAATGCTTTGTACAGCGCATCATTGTTATGGCGATGAAGAACTAAAAGATCTTATACCTTATAAGCAAGCACATTTAAATCACCCCTCCACAATATGGGTTAGAAAATCACGCACTACATATTTTTGGGCGTATGAATATATGATGGCATTGGGCAGAGAATATACAAAAAGATATGGTAAAGAACATTTAACTATAATCAAATGTAGAGATTTTCTTTCTCAATACCCTAGATATATACAAGGCGACGATTGGTGCGAGCCACCACAGTGTATGCCAGATGAATATAAGGTTGAAGGTGATAGTATTGCAGCTTACTGGAACTACTACGAAGGAGACAAATATAAGATAGCAAATAAAAATGAGCAGAAAATTGTACGACCATTCGCAGAAAAAGTATAAATTTGCAATAGCAAATAATGAATGGTATAAACAGAAAATTAAAATTAGTACGTCAAAAGTGTGACGCTAGCTAATTAAGTATATAAAGTAACAGGCTAATGTCACGCAAAATGTTTTACTTAAATAATAATAATATAGTCTATCGACGTGATCCGATCAGTGATAAACCCACAGAAGTTTATGAGTGGGGTTATTTCTATGAGCACGGGACGTATGAATGCTATACATTGTTTAGAAGTAAAGCACAGATAACAACATATAAGTCGTTAAAGTGGCATTTACTTGTTCTTTGGTATCTCAATCCTCAGCTTAATCCGGATAAGTTTGAAGAATTAGCATGGTTTATTGCAGAAAAGTCAAATGGATTTGCTACCTTTACCATGCCTGAGCTACTACTCAAGACAATGATTTACGAAATCAGTATGATGGATTTAGATCAACCACCTAAAAATAAACTAAGAAAAGTTATTTTTAAAGACAATACAGGGTTGACAAAGAGTGAAAAATTATCTATAGTAGGAAAGCTCATAGGAAGAGGGAGCAAGGCAACTCCAGAGGATATATATGAAACAATGTTATTACTGCACGATGATGATAAAAAAATTACCGTTGCAGCAATAGCTAAAGTTCTCAGTGTTTCAACCCGTACGGTGTACAGGAATATGACACATGAGTTAACCAAAGAGAAAGAGCTTTTAAATGAAAAAGTATAATGTGCAGAACTATATTAGATATAAACAAGATCTAGATGTAGTAATAAAAAGAATACCTAGTAAAGACTTTTGGGATTATACTAGAGAAGAACTGCAAACCGTGTTTTTACCATTAGTAGAAAATATAGCGCGAAAGTTTTCTACTATGCAGCAAGCGTCTGGAGTGCTTAGTATAAATGATTTTATACAAGAGGGTGCAATAGGACTTACTGTGGCATGCGATAGAATTGTTTGGGATAAAGTTAAAGAGTCTGACGACCCTGAAAAAACGCTCAAATCATTCTTAGCTAAAAGAATACGAGGTGCTATTAGAAGAGCTATAGATATAAATAGAGGGGATATGCGTATACCAGAATATAAATTAAATGAGATACGTAAAAATTATGGTAAAGACAAAAAAATAGTTGAAACCTTTTTTAACCAAATATTTGCATCAATAGATGAGAATTTTGAAAGTGAAAACGAAAGCCCTATGTTTCAAGTACCGGATAACTCCGAGCCTTATAACATAGCTTTGCTGAATGCTTATTTACTCGGCCTTATGAGTGAGCATTTAAGTGATAAAGAGTATGAAGTAATAAGATTATCTTATGGCTTAGACTGTGACAAACACCCAGCAAAGGAGATAGCTGCTAAATTAAATATAGACGGAGTAAGTAATTATGTGCGTGTATCTGAAATTAAAAAAGCAGCAATAGAGAAGTTAATTGATAACGTTCCATCGAACCAAGTTATTGATTACCTGTAGTTTAAGTAATAAATACGTAATAATATATATATGACAATTCACGAGAAATTAAGTAAAATTCAACAAGAATTTAAAGCAAAGAAGAGTCGCTTTAATTCATTCGGAAAGTATAATTTCCGATCTGCTGAAGATATACTTGAAGCACTAAAGCCGTTTAATGAAAAGTACAATGTGTACTTTAAAGTAGACGAAACCTATTTAGGTGAGGGTGTTATTGAAAGTGTTGCCGTTGCAGTAGATGTATTCTATATTTAATCAAAGTATGGAATTTGATGTTAACAATCGCTTTCCTATATTAACTGGTCGTAAGATGTTCCCTAAAGTTTTTAACACTGAAATGAAATGGTTTTTAAATGGTGAAACAAACATTGAAAGATTTAAAAAAGCAGGTGTTAAAATATGGGATGCTTGGGCAGATGAAAATGGCGATTTAGGGCCTGTTTATGGCCATCAGCTTAGAAACTTTAATAGTCAAGGTTTTGATCAGATGAAGGACGTTATATGGGGCTTATGTCACGAACCAGATAGCCGTCGTCATGTTATATCGCTGTGGAATCCAGCTGAGCAAGAAAAGATGGCATTACCTCCTTGTTATTTATACTTTCAATTCTTTGTTGAGAACGGAAAAATTAATATGTTTGTAGTACAAAGATCTGGGGATATGTATTTAGGAGTGCCTTATGATGTTGCATTATTTACTTTAATTATGAATTATGTAGCACATAAAACAGGCTATCAAATAGGTAAACTTGCGGTAAATATTATTGATGCTCATGTGTATCTAAACCAAATTGAAGCGGTAAAGAAATATTTAGAGCAGCCAGTTAGAAATTTACCAGCATATAGATTTTGTACTAACAAAGGTGTGCGACTAGTTGATTATCAACACGGTCCTCATATACCAGCACCTGTAGCAATATAAATTATGTATTATTTATATCACATACCAGGTAAGAAGATAGGTGTTACACGTAATCTTTTTATTCGCGTTACTAAACAGCAGGGCTATAAGCCTAACGAATATGAAGTTCTTGAGCAGTCAGACGATATAGATTATATATCAGACCGCGAAATAGAACTTCAAAAGTCTTATGGCTATAGAGTAGATAACAAAAAGTATAAAAATTTATACTTTAATAAATTAAATAAAATGAAAATAAACCCGACAGACCAAACAACAACATTCCCAGTGCCAATGAACAAACTAAAAGGCGCACTAATGGATAACCAAGGTACCGAATGGGACACCTGGCTTGGTAAATTTAAAATATCAAGTGAAACAATACCCTGGATAGTAGCTAACGCAAAGCCTTCTATGTATAACGATGGCCGATGCTACATATATAACAAAGCTTATCACGAAGCTTTTATAGCGGAACCGGCACTTGGTAATAATACATTTGATTTAATTCGCTCATGGGCAGATGTTCGTGGCATAACACAAAATGGAGATGTTAAAACACAATATATTAAGTTACTTGAAGAAGTTGGCGAGCTTGCGGACGCCATACTCAAAAACAATAAAGAGGACATTATTGACGCTATTGGTGATGCCGTTGTGGTACTTACCAATCTTTCCACTTTGGCTGGTGTCAACATTGAGCATTGTATCGATAGTGCATATGGCGAGATCAGTAATAGAACTGGAAATATGGTAAATGGAACATTTGTAAAAGACACGGTATGAGAGATCAAATAATTAAACAAGTAATTGATAAAATACAAAGCCGCTCAGATGTAGGCTATAAAAAATACGGTGTTACACTTGCCGATGATGATCAACCGCTTGATAGATGGTTACAACATTTGCAAGAAGAACTTATGGATGCTGTTAACTATTTAGAAAAAGCACGAATGGTACTTCGTAATGAAGTAGAAGAATGTTATATTAGAGATGCGAAGAAAAACATTTAAAAGAAAAAAGCGAGGCCCTGTACAAGCAAAGAAGGTATCATATGATGGCATCAACTTTGCTTCAGGGCTTGAACGCTATATGTATATGGGATTGAAGAAAGCTAAAATTAAAGCTAAGTATGAGGGTGAAACTTTTGTACTTATTAATGGTTTTCATTTTGAAAACGAAGCTTTTGAAAGACAAGCTAATGGTAAAGGCAGCTATCAAAATAGAGGCAGTAAACGTATATTACCAATAAAATATACACCTGACTTTATAGGCGAAGACTTTATTATTGAAACTAAGGGCAGAGCAAATGAATCTTTTCCAATCCGTTGGAAGCTATTTAAGTTGCTAGTGTCACAGCAGTTTCCTAGTTATACATTATATAAACCACAAAATCAAGCTGAATGCGACAGAACAATAGAGTTAATCCTAAACTCTCGAAACACGTAGCCCGCCAAAAATATAAGGAGCGGCAGATTGATAAATTTATTAAGTGGTCTATCAATCAAAAAGGATATGTAAAATATAAAGATATAGTAAAATTACACGAAGAACATAATATAAAAGTATATGGATAATAAAAAGAAAAAAGATTGGTCAGTTAGCTTAGGTACATACCCAGGCATTGTTGTGGGTATGCGCACATATCATGGAGATACACACCATCAACACGTTATATATTTACCATTTATTGATATTGCAATTGAAATAGAAAATTAATGGGATTATTTGATGAGCGTATAGCATATAAACCTTTTGAATATCCTGAATATTACAATGAAGGTTGGTTAAAACAAGCACAAGCATTTTGGTTACATACTGAAATACCAATGCAAGGAGACGTTAAAGATTGGAAAGAGAAACTAACAGACGAAGAGAAAAACTTAGTAGGTAATATACTTTTAGGTTTTGCTCAAACTGAATGTGCTGTGTCAGATTATTGGACGCAGAAAGTAGTAGGTTGGTTTCCTAAACACGAGATACAACAAATGGCAATGATGTTTGGTTCGCAAGAAACAATACATGCGGTTGCATATAGTTATTTAAATGAAACATTAGGATTAGAAGATTATGAAGCATTCTTACACGAGCCTGCTACGGCAGAAAGATTTGATAATTTGGTTGCTTACAGCGGTTCAAGTTCTGTTGGTATTGGAAAGTCTTTGGCAATTTTTTCAGCTTTCGCCGAAGGTGTTAGTCTCTATTCAGCTTTTGCTGTTTTATATAGTTTCCAGTTACGCAATTTACTTAAGGGTATCGGACAACAAATGAAATGGAGTGTTCGCGACGAATCACTTCATAGTAAAATGGGTTGTAAGTTGTTTCGCGATATGTGCAGTGAAAACAATCAATTAGCAGAGCTTATGTCGGAAAGATATTATTACCGCTGCCGAAACAATGGTAAAACTTGAATGTAAGTATATAGATAAAATGTTTGAGATGGGTGACATTGAAGGCATTAAAGCAAATGATTTAAAACACTTTATAAAAAAGAGAACAAATGAAAAACTCGTTGAACTCGGTTACGCGGATCTTAAGTCGCATATCCCATTTGACAAAAACGCAGCAAGCAATCTTGATTGGTTCTACCATCTTACCGGGGGGCATACTCATACTGATTTTTTCGCGGTTCGGCCGACGGATTATTCGAAAGCTGGTGAAGGCGAGGACTTTGAAGACATTTGGTAAGCTGCTAGATGAATACGAAATGTGGGAACAATTAAGCAATGAATAAGAAAGTATTAAAATTTTTAGTACAACGTAGGCTAAAGCCTATTGAAAGACTCGCGAATAGATTAGGATATATGGGGACGGCATTTATGATGTTATCCCCACATATATTACCTGATAGAACAGGTATAGTTACATATATTATTGCAGGAGTAATATCAATTCCTCAAGTATTTGTAGCAAAGCAATGGAACTTAGTATTAGTTAATTTAAATGTAGCTATAGCCTACACAATTTTATTTTTTAAATAATGTGGAATAATGAATGGAAAAAAGGTATTGATTACCCAATCTGGGGAGATACCGACGTATACAAGAAAACTATATCCGGGGGATATTTGCTGCAAGGTGAGTCACCCCGTGATGCATACAAAAGAGTCGCAACAACAGTCGCAAGACGATTGTACAAACCGGAACTGAGTGAAACGTTTTTTGATTATATTTGGAAAGGTTGGCTTAACCTCGCTAGCCCTGTACTTAGTAACACAGGTACTGATCGCTGGGTTACCTATTTCTTGCTTTGGCATTGATGTAGGTGATAGCATAGCCGACATAGGAGGTAAAAATTTAGAAATGATGTTACTAGCTAAACACGGCGGGGGAGTTGGTATCGGATTAAATATGATACGTCCTGCCGGAGCAACAATTACAGGTAATGGAACATCAGACGGAGTTGTCCCCTTTTGCAAAATCTACGACTCAACTATCCTCGCGACTAATCAAGGCTCTGTTCGCAGAGGCGCAGCATCAGTCAATATCAATATTGAACACGACGATTTTGAAGAGTGGCTTGAAATTAGAGAACCAAAAGGCGACGTTAACAGACAGTCACTCAACCTTCATCAATGCGCAGTTGTTGGTGATAAGTTTATGCGACGCCTTGAACAAGGAGATTCGGAAGCGCGGACTCGATGGAGTAAACTTATTAGAAAACGAAAAGCAACTGGAGAGCCGTATATCATGTTTAAAGGAAATGTTAACAAAGCAAATCCAAAAGCATATAAAGAAAACGCATTAAAGGTACACATGACAAATATATGCAGTGAAATTACATTGCATACAGATGAGTCACATAGCTTTGTTTGTTGTTTATCATCAGTAAATTTAACTAAATATGAAGAGTGGAAGAATACAAACCTTATATATGACGCTATATGGTTTCTTGACGGCGTCTTGGAAGAGTATTTGCAAAAAGCAAAAGGACTCAAAGGATTTGAAAATGCAGTCAGATCTGCAGAAAAAGGCAGAGCTATCGGCCTTGGCGTACTTGGATGGCACACATACCTCCAGCAAAATGGAATCCCGTTTGAGGGGTTACAAGCGCAGTTTGAAACGCGAAGAATATTTTCGCAAATTAAAATTGAAAGTGAAAGAGCATCTAGGGCTCTTGCTGAAGTTTATGGTGAACCTTTGTGGTGCCGCGGTACTGGGTTTCGTAACACTCATCTTAGGGCTATTGCTCCTACTGTGTCTAATAGTAAGCTTGCCGGTAACGTTAGTCCTGGTATTGAGCCTTGGGCCGCTAATGTTTTCACTGAACAAAGTGCGAAGGGTACGTTCATTAGGAAAAACAAAGAGCTAACTAAAGTGCTTCGTAAAGCAGGTATTAACACTAATGAAACGTGGGATAAAATAATGGCCGATGGCGGCAGTGTACAAGATATACCTGAGCTAGATGATTGGGGATATGTAAATAAAAAGCTTACGCGTATTTCAGAGCAAGAATCGCTCGATTTAACGGGCTTTGATACAGTCAAAGATGTATTTAAAACCTTTAAAGAAATAAACCAATTAGAGCTGGTTAATCAAGCTGGGATCAGACAACAATATGTTGATCAAGCTGTATCACTTAACTTAGCGTTTCCTTCTGAAGCTTCACCTAAGTGGATTAATCAAGTGCATTTAGATGCGTGGAAAAAAGGCGTTAAGACTTTATATTATATGCGTACCGAATCGGTACTCAGAGGTGATATTGCAGCAAAAGCAATGGATCCAGATTGTTTAAGTTGTGATGGGTAAATAAAAAAGGGGATTCGTAATTGAGTCCCCTTTCTTTTTATATTATGCTATACACTGTTCGTCCCTTTTTGTTTTTCAGCTTTTAAACATCGCCTCCGGTTTTCATCAGCAGATACGTAGCTTACATGCAGCCCAATCAGGATTATCGTCTGTTCCCAAATTCCCATATAAGCTGATCAAAATCTAAATTGTTTTTAATGTAGTTATACATTTCAGCGTTTGTTTTATGGCCATACACGTCATCAATATCAATTGCTCTACCCTGGCAATGCTGCGACTTAGAACTTCCGCCTATTGCTTTATTAAGATCTACACTTCTAAAAAAAGAATTAATTTTTATAGGCCCGCCAACCCAATCGCGTAATGGTTCAAATACATTTTCTGCGACGCCTACCATATTAGTAAGTTGGTATTCATTTGGTATATTTTCTATACCTTTTCTTTTAGCCGTATAAGATTCAGTTGCTTCGCGCCCGCTTATATGTTTGCTTATCTTTTCTAATCGCATCTGCTATTTCGTCTTTAGTTAAATTTAATTTAAATGATAAATCAGCTGACCATTGCCTAAGCGGTTTATTGTTTTTATATATTACAATAATAGGTACAGCTTTAGTGCTTTTTCTTATAGACGCAGGCTGATCTTCTAAAATACCATAAATAACTTTACTTCCATTTATTTCGATCAGGTAGTTTAACATCATTGCGTGTGTTCCAAGAAGCGTTTATTTGCACAATAGTATAGTTTTGACAATAAGATAAAAAAGAAATTAATAATAATATTGAAGTGATTAAAGTTTTCATTTTTATTTGTTTTCAATTATCTCATATAGTTTTTCATCAATCTTATCAAGCTTTGCGCTATTTTCCTCTACTTTAGATTGCGTGTTCATTATAGTTTCACGAATAAGCTGATCTTTTAAATCATATTCTGTTCTGCTAATAGTAGGCTCAGGAAGCTCTTTGGCTATTTCTATATCTGCTTTTAGCGTAAAATACATTGCTGCCAATGCAACAGCACCGCTAATAACCAATGCTATCGTTTTTAAATCGAGCGTAATTTTAGTTCCTTCATTTATTTCTGGAGCCATTATTTTTTTCTTTTTACAGGTTTAACACGACGAGGTTTTCCAGATGGTTGTCCAAGTCTTTTCTTTTCAACAATTTTTTTACGTTTTTCAGCAGAGGACATTTCGCCTGCAGTTTTTGGCGTAGCAGATGATATACGTTTTTTAGGTCGGCAATACGGCGTACCTCTGCCTTCGCCTTTGCGTCTTCCGCAAGGCTTACCTGTTTTTACATCAATCCATTCTTCTTTAAACCAACGTTTAAGCGATGCGCCTTTTTTTGTTTTGCGTACTGCCATTACTATGTGATTACGTAGTTTATTTCTTTTTAGATTTATTTCCCCAGTTTTTTGCTCCAACCTTGCGGCATTTAGCTATTGCGCCACTTGCATAAGCAGATGGAAATACACGGTAACGTGCTTTTACTTTTTTATAACATGCGTCTTTTGCCATCACTCAAATCTTTTTAATGTTTGTTTTTTTCTTTTCTTTTCTTTTTGTTTTTTAGAAAGTTGTTTCTTTTTAGTAGGTTTTTTAGTTTTAGTTTCTATCAAACCTACATCCCATTTGGAATAGCCAAGCGCAAGCGATATAGCCTGCCAGGTTTCAACATCTTGCCTAATTGGCGTAGAAAGGTTATCCATTTTCCTAATTACTCTATCCGCTGGTAAATTTGTAGTTGCCGCTATTATTTGACCTACTGCTTCAAAAGCTGGATTATCTAAACTTAATCCTTCAGTAAATATTTTTTCTTTTGATTGTCTATATGTAAAAGTTCTACCAGCGGATTGTAATTTTCTAATTTTTGAATCTATTGGCGGGGATAAGCTTAAAGATTTTAATGCTACAGTTGTATAATCTGGTCGTTTACTTTTGTATTGTTTTATAGCTTCAAGAATCATATTTTTGCTTGTTGCAACTGCTGCACCGCCAAATCCTAAACCTCTAAGTAAAGAATCGGATATATTATTGACTGCTCTATAATATTTATCTTTTTCTTTTTCTTCATCATCTGTTTCGTCAAATATCATAGCAAACATTGCTCCTTGCAATGCTGTAAATATTACGTTTTGAATAAAACTATAATACATTAGCTTACTTAAATTAGTTTTCCAATCGCCACGTCCATTGGCTAAGTCTAAAGCAGCTTTTTTAGTTAAACGAGCATATTGCATAGGTGTATTAGCAAAAGCTAATATAATACGACCTAGGGGACTTGCTTGCTGCATAGAAATTCTGTCAGGGCGTGAAGATTGCTGCGTTTCTTCTGCAATTTCTTGAAAATCTAAAAACGCTTGCTGCTCTGCTTCTTGTTGCAATTTACCTTCCTTTTTATACCTATTAATACGGTTCCTATAAAAACTTGCGCCACCTAAAGCTATTGCGTGAGAATCTGCGAATTGGGTTGGCAAAAAGCCTTTTTTAAGTATAGAGGCTATAACAGATCTAATTGGGTTTTTACCGGACTCGGCCGCTTTTGCAATTTCATCTGCATTTACATCTGTTTTTAACCCTGAACGCCTTTGTTTTAAAAAATCAGAATTAAATAAATTAGCGTAATCTGCCCAAAATTGTTTTTGGTTTGTAAATGTCGCTCCTGCTTTTAATGGATTGTTATCACTAAAGTTAATAAAGTTAACAAAAGAAAGCTGTTGTAATAGTGCTGATCTTGTGTTAAAAAACATAATTGCACCAACGGAATCATTAACCCAGTTCATAACTTGATTAGTTAACTTATTATTACCCATTGGCCTGCGCCTACCAGTCTCCATGCGAAATAAAATGTCTTCTAATGCTTCTGTATAATTTTCTCCGTAAGTTGCTTTAAGTTTATTTAATACATCAGGCTTTTTAAGTGTTGCGTCTACATTTGTTTTCCAATCTTTAAGGAAATCAGCCCTGACTGTTTCATTAACATAAGAAAGTAAATCAGTAGTCATTGTACCTGCTATCCACCCATTATCTGGCTTCGGATATCCTAGCACAGATATACCTTTTACATTTTGCGCAAATTCTAATAGCTCATTATTGTTTTTAACAAACTTTACAGCTTCCTTTATATCTTTTTTAGTTAAACCCGGAATATCATACCCTAAACTATCCCATATATATATACGAGCAACTTCTTCGTTTGTAAAGCCCGTTTCGTTTTGTTTAGATAATCTAGCTGGTGTTTTTCTTATTAACTTTTTAAGTTCTTTAAAATTAGCAAGCGCTCTTTGCTTTGACTCATCAAACTTAGCTATGCCTTTAGCAAATGGGTCAAAAAATGTTTCTTTAAAATATTGCATATCAGCATCACCTTGCTTTCTTTTGCCTGTTATATAATAAAGTAGCCCAGCAAAATCATCAGCCGATGCCGGGATAAAAAATCTAAATTTGCCTTTATTTTTAGCAAGCTTATCTGCTTTAACTTCTGCCAGTTTAGTTCTAGTTTTAAAGCCAGTAGCTCTTTCAATTATTTTATTAAATTCAGCTGCTCTAGCAGATTTAGAATATTTAAGCTGGCTCCCGTCGTTGTTAATATTATAAACACTTTTTACTGTTGAATCATCAATAATTGCTTTGCTATTTTCATATTTTATTATAGATATTTTTTCTGTATCAATTCCGCCGTTTATTTTTGAAACTTTAGGATTAAAATATCTGTCTAAAAATGTTTTCCAATTTGTAGGCATTTCTAGACTATATCCCGCTTTATCAACTTTTCTGGCGTCAGAAACAGAAAGAGCAAATAAAGTATAATTTTCTTTAGCTTTTTCAATTTCTTTAATATATAGTTCTTTGCCGTTTTCTTTTTTAGAAAGTTTTTTTGCTAATTCTAAATTCTTAGACCAGTTCAGGTGGTTTTGTACTGCATGCTCAAATTCATATGTGCGTAAAACCGGGATTTTTTTACCTGTTTTAGTTGTAAACCTATATATAGTTTTGCCTTTTTTGTTTTTAAGTATTTCTTGCCGTGCTTGCGGGTCAACACCAGTGAATCTAGCCCCTAGTCTTTGCCAATGAGCTACATCATTATTAGATGTTTGTAAAGACATTTCAAGAAAATCATACATATCTGGATTTTCTTTAAGTATTTCAAAATAAGCAACCCACATATCGGTATAAATTTTAGAATAAGCTTCGGTTAATTCAAATATTTTACCATTTTTAATATTTTCTTTAATAGACTCATAATTTTTACCATATGCAACAGCGGGGCTTTTATAATATATATTTTCTGGGCGGATGCTTTTTTTGTTTTTTGTTTTATAATTAATAATTTTTTGCCGATGCTCTTCAATTTTAGTCTCAACAATCTTTTTTTCTTCACTAGATAGCTTATCAAAATTTTTTATAATATTTCTATTTATTATATTAGAGGGTCTAACGGCACCCCCTTTTTTGCTAATATCACCTATTTTTTCTTGGTATATTTTTGACTGTTCAAAATGTTTGTTTGAAAAATTACGCCATGCTTTCGCATTAGCCAATACATCTTTTGCTGTAAACTGATAGTCTTTAGATTTACTAAACTTTATAGATGGAGTATTTAAAACTACGCTTTCTTCAGATGTTATTTTTGGATCATAAACTAAAAATGATAGCCCGCTATCGTCGTTAACAAAATCATATATTTCCCAGCCAAGCTCTTCCGCAAATTTATTTGATAGGGATTGATATAATCGCTGTCTGCTTTCTTCTTTAGCGGTAAATGTAATAGAATTTAAATTATCTTTTTTAATTAAATCTATAACACTATTTCCAACAATACCAAATACCTTAAACGCATTAGTGCGCTTTTCAACTCCATCTCCCGTAATACCTGTTCTTCCAGATTCAGTACTAAAGGCTAATGCAACTGACTTTTGGTCATTAATTATAGCATTATCTTCTAGTCCGTAGCTCCCTTCAAATATTTCGTAATCATAGCCAGCTTCTTTAGCTGTGATAATTGAAATTTGGTAATTAATTTCCCCTACTTTAAAATCATATTTTTTATCATAAACAGCTAATGGATTTAGGGGATTTTGCTCCCATTTAGAATCTGCTTTAGTACTAAGGCTAAATTTAATATCTACTGGGTTAGCTTCGTAAATTATATTATCAGCTATTAAAGAATATTGGGCATCGAGCTTTTTTAAATTTGTATTATTTAATATTTTTGATAATTCTTGTTCATTTAATCCATATTCGTTTTTAGATATATTTAATATACTTTTTGAAAATTTAAAGTCTTCGCCTCTATCAATTTGTTTAGCAATTAAAGATTTAAAGTTTTCTGGCAATGGATCGCCAATAAGTTCAGATATTTGTAAATATCTTTCTGTAACCATAGGGTCACGTAACACTTCCATAGTAGCATCAAAAGCAATCTCTTCAGCTATAGCTTCCACTATTGCTGTTTTACGTGTGCCCTGCGTAGATCTACCAACATTGCTACCTAAAAAATACCCAATAAATTCAGCTTTAGTTAGCTTTTTCTTTTTAAATATCTTATTGCCTTCATCAGTCTTTTCTCGTGCTTGTTTACCAGTTCTTTTATCTATAACTGGCTCTGCAAAATTTCTAAATCTTTTAGCAATAGTATTAATAGTTAATTTATCATATATTACTTCAAAATTATTTCTAAGAAAGTTTTCGTAGTCAGCTTGTCTACCCACAAACTTAGCTATAGGTTTTTTAAGCTCTACCCTGAAAGCATTTTGTAATGCTAATTTAAATTTAGGATCCTCGGGAGATGGCAGTTTTGTGCCAAAGGTTTTTATTACAGCGTCTTTTGTTCGAGCAACAAGATCTTCTGATAAACCTATTTGTTTACGTAAAGACTTTATTTCTTCAGCAATTTTTCGCTCTTCTATTTCTTCTTTACGACTAATTTCTTCTTGTATTGCAACATCACGGAGCTCAGTTACATCTTCTGTAAATTGTTCGCCTAACATTCTTTTCGATGCTGCAATGGCCCTTAAAGGTAAATTTTTATTTATATAAGCCGCCAATGGTACCCCTGATTCAGGATTATACGATTTTATTAAATCAAGCAATCCTCCTTTACCAATTTCTATTTCAGAAGATAAAAGTTCTTCATCATAGTTTGGGGCCTCACGTCTTTTGCGCGTTATTTTTAATGTAATAGGTTTAAATTCTTCAATTATTTCAAACGCTCCGGTTATGCCTTGGGCATCGTATATTTTTTGCACACGATCTGACGCTTCTTGCGAGCGAGATTCTTTTAATATAGATTCAATACCGGCAGTAGCTTCGGTATCAGAAACTAATTTACCACGAGCGCCTTCTTTAGCTACTTTTTCAATAGCTTTTCCCAGATTATTTTTTTCAACATTTTTATTATAATCTTTTATAAAATTATACACATCTCTTCCGGTGTCAAATTTTATAGATTTAAAACCTTTATTTTGTAGTATTCTTCTAAAGCCGTCTCCTATTGAGTTAAATATATTATTATTAAATTGTATATCCCCGGTAGCAAGCGCATCAGAAAATAAAGTTAAAGCTTCTTCCCCTTGAATTGCTTCCGGCTCTAGCAAATAATTTCTAAGTCTATTTGCTAAATCAGAATCTTTTACTTTGTTAATATTAATTTTACTTATTTGATTTATTAAAGCATCTCCAAGTTTTACAGAAGTTGCGTCTTTTCCTTTTAAAGTGCGGTATAAAACAGCATGCAAAAGTTCGTGCGCTGCTACATTAACCGCTGTATTATCTTGAGCAGCTTCTTCATTTATAATTATTTCTTGCTTGCCATCTTTTTGTACAATAACACCTTCATTAGAGCTATACAATTCATTGCCACCTAAACTCTCTAAATAATTTTGATATTCAATTGCTTTTTCAAATTTAGTAAACTTTACACCTAATTTTTCTGCTTCTTTTTCTGCTTTAGCTGTAGTTTCATTATATTTTATTTTTACAGCCTCTTGAATAATTTCATTATTATTTTGATTTAAAATATCAATTTCTTTAAATAAAATATTTCGCCCTTCAGGCGTAGAGGACAAATCTATATTTTCTTTTATTTTTAATATTTTATCTTTATTTTTAGCATATTCATTTAATTGCTCCGAATTCATAGAATATAATGCTGTTCTATATTTTCTACGCAAAGAAGAAATATTACTTTCTACGTTTTTTAATTCTAATCCTATCTGTTTTCTGGATAAATCATTTGATTCATTAGAATATTGCGTGCCTAATTCATTATATTTATCAACATAAAAATTTAATTTAGCTTTTTGATCTTCTGGCATTAGTACACCTTCAGCATAAGCTTTTTGAGCATCTGAAGCTCCCGAAGCATAAGAAGCTAATGTAACTCCCCCGCTCATTAAAGTTCCTATAACAAATTCGTCAATTAATTCATTTTTTATATTTGAAAATTTAAATTCTTTGCCTAATGTGTATAAATCTAAATATTTATTAGCTATATTTTGAACAACTTCTGTTGCTCCCTCCCCTGGTATAACAGCAAATTTTTTAGCAGTTTGTAAAAAACCATTTTTTAAATATTCTTTAGCTGCTTTTGCAGAAGTTTCTTTAGCGACTACTCCCGCATTTTTTAATAAGCCCCTGAAGGCCCAATCACTTGCCGCTTGTAATGCTCCTGTGGCTATAGCGTTACCAGCAATAGCTAATTCAGTAGATTCTGGATTTTCTAATATTTCATCCCCCCATTTTTCACCAGCGATTAAAGCGCCGTGTACCGCAAAACCGCCGGCTCCATACATGCTAAATGCTATAGAGGGCAGCGCTTGTATTAATCCATCAGCCGCAAGAAATGCTGAATCAGTATAGTCACCTTCTTTAAACGCTTTAGAAAGACTTTCTGTTTCTGTTTTGCGCTGTTTATTTCGTATTTCTTTAATTACCTCAACAGCCTCTTCTTTAGTATCTGCTGATTGAATAATTCCAAGCCCAGGAAATCCTATCATAGGATCATCATCATTATTCCAGTATTCATTTAATCTTTTAATTCTTTCTTCTCTAGAATCACCGGGATTAACTAATTTATCTAAATTAAGAAGAATAAAATCTCTAATGCCTATTTCTTGCTTTTGCAAATTAGCTGGAATTTTAGATAATGATAACACCAACGAGCCTAAAAAACCTTTTCTTTGTTCATTTTTTTTAATATCACCCAAAGAACTAGTTGTTCCTTGATTAATAGAATTTAAAGAAATTTTTTCAAGCTCTTGTAATCTTTGTTTTTTTCTAATGCTAATTGGCTCTTGTAATTCCAATGAAGTATCTACCGAATCTAATTCCATACTCGGTTGATTGGATGCTGCAGTTTCCTCCACAACCGCATCCGGTGTCGTGGGTGGTGTCTTTCCCGGCTCTTCAAATAATTGAGCGTTTGGAAATTTAGCTAAAAAATCCTTTTTCCTATCAGGTGATACTTTATATTTTTCACCGTTAACTGTATAAATTTCAAACATGATTATTATTTTTCTAAAGTAAAGAACTCTTCATTTATAGGCTCTGTTCTAGTTTCTTCTAAGGTTGCAGGGCCTACATTCTTACCCGTGGAAGTTATTGAAATTGGTAAACCTTCATAGTCTACGTTTTCTCTTAAATCTGCTAAATCATATAAAGTTTGCAAGCTTTTTTCTGTACTTAAATTAATAGTTGCAGAAACAAATTCAGGATCAGTTGGAGCAGATTTATATTTTATTGTAAATATACCTCTATTTAAATCTACAGGAGCAATATCTACTTGATTACCTAATAAGGTTTTAATATTTTCAAATGCTCCGGCTTTTAATTTACCTTTAGAAAAACTTTCAAAAGCAGATAAAAACGCATCATCTAGCCTATTTTTTTTAGCTTTATTTTCATTTCTTTTATCAATTTGAGCTTGGGTTAAAGATCCGCGCCCAGCACGAGACTGCTTCGCGTCTAAAGCTTCAGCTTGTTTATCACTGTATTTTTTAAAACCTTGTGCATTAACATCAAAAAATGCGCGCCCAAGCTTGGAGGCTAGAGCTTGTCTTATTTCTGGTAAATTTGGTGTTGGTGAATTTATTAAAGAAACTAATCCCGTATCTTCTGATAATTTTGTGTCTGTATTATCGAGCTCATCAAATACTAATGATTTAATTTTTGGCAAATCATATTGAGCAAGAATAGCTGTTGAATATTTATTATAATAGCTTAAATCTCTTTGTTTTCCAGCTTCGCCTTCTTTTAACGCAATATCTGCAGATGAAAATAATTCTTTAGCCACTTTGCCACTTTTGTTAAAAAACTCTTGCCTTTCGTTCCAATTAAAGCTTTTACCACCATCACCTGTTAGAGCAACATTGCCATTAGCATCAATAGCTGTTATAGCGCCGTTGGGTCCGTAAGCTTCGTATATATCTGCATTTTGAAAACCTAGCGATACTTCGCCCGTGTCTTTTGATTTCAAAAACTCTTTGCGTTCTGTATTAATACCTGTTAAATTAGATTTTAAATTTGCAACGGAACTTTTAATATTATTCATGTTCATTACTGCTTGCTGATATTCAGGCGATCCTGGTCTAGCTTTTATTGTAGTTCGGGCATTTGCGGCATATTCTTGTTGTTTGCTAATAAGCCATTCAGAAGCTTTAGGTAAATAATTAGAAGGTAGCTCAGGTAAGTTATCAATGTTTGGGGTAGACTGTAGCAATCTTGCGTAGTCTGCATCAAACTTATCTCTTTTCTTTTGCCATTCTACTAATGGTTTAAAACCAGCTTCAAGCCCTTTTTCAACAGCCCCCGTTACATCAGTAAATTGTTTACCGGAAATTTGTCCTATTTTAAAATAATCAATTGCCATATTCTGTATAATTTCCTGTGGATTTAAAAGTATCCGCGGTTATTTTTTGTCCTGAAAAATCCATTCCAACCATTGGGTTTATAATTTTTAAAAGATCAGTTTGAGAGGTCTTATCCATTATCGGTGCCGTTAGTTTCCCATTCCCGCCATTTCTCTAAATCCTTCACCTAAATTTCCTTTGCCTGCTATAGCGGCACCACCCGCTAATCCAGCGGCACCAGTAATACCACCTATTAAAGATTGTGTTGCTTGTTGTCTTGCCGCTTTGGCTTGTTGTAACCTACCGGCAGACATTTGCAGTAATGCGTTTGTTTTTTGTTGCTCCATTTGACGAGATAAAACTTCTCCTTGACGCTCTTGAGATTGTATACTAGCAGCACCCTGCGCGGTTAATGCTTGGTTCCTTGCTTCTTGCGCGCCAATAGATGCGCTTGCTTGCTGGGCCGCTTGAGATTGCTGTTGGGCTAAACTTTGTGCTAAAGCAGCAATGCCAGAACCGCCAGCCGCACCTTGTAATCCCCCCAATATATTAGCTGTACCTTGTTGTTGCTGTTGAGCAGCGAATTCAGCGGCCTGTGTATTAACAGTAAGGTCTTCATATACGTTTTCCATATTTGCATATGGGTTAGATGTATCTAATCCCATAAAACGTTCTTTCATACGATTAAATTCAGCCTGCGCTGCACGCTCTTCTCTTCGGCGCTTTCTACCTCCAATAAGGCCTTGGGCTAAACCAGATATTGCCCCGGCCCCAGCTTTGGCTATTGACATCATAGACATTGGATCCATATTCTAATATATTTTTATGTTATTTATAATTACGTATTTATTAGCTACTTAACGACACCTCTGTGTTTACAGCAAATAGCTCTTTGAATTGATTTGATGTAACTTCTACGTCAACCTCCGCATAATATCCCAAAAGACCTGAGGTATTTATTTCTCTGTTTTTAGCAAAAAATATAAAATCACCAGCGGTAGGTCGCAATGCATTATCAGCAATATTACAAGTAATGCTGTTATTTGTTATATCTGTACAGTTACCTATTTGGTATATGTTATTAGAAGTATCTTGAAAAAATACCGCGTCGTCTGTATTTTTTTGTAAAGATACGTTTAAATCATTTGTAAAATTTAATGTTATACTTCCCATAATTATGATGTTACAAATTCAGTTTGGAATATTCTCCACGAAGTAATACCAGTCGGAGTGGTCATTCCATAAACTCTAATATACCCGTTAAATGCCGTAGTAGCTGTTTTTGTAAATGTAATACAAATATTTCCATCAGCATAATTAAGATTAGATGTGCCAGTTGTATCAGAAATACTTGTATATACAAGGTTTTGTACACCAATTTGCCCTTGGCCATTAGGAACAGCGTTGGAACGATTAGCACTATTATCCGCAATATCATCAGTGGTGAAGTCAATACTTACAGTGTTATTCGTAGCATCAAACGAAGACCCATTATATAAAAACTCATCTAAAGTGTGGACGGTAGTTGTAGAGTCATAATCATTATTAATAATATTATTAACAAATGTATTGCCGGCAATTGTGTTATTGGCTACTAAACCTGAGTTTCCTGCGGCAGGCGGGGAAGTATCTCCCCCGACAAATAAAGAGTCTGCTTGTATTTCCATATCAGCTAAATTATTGGATATTCCTGCCGAATCAAATAATATTTGCACCCTATCGGGTACGCTTGCTGCATTAAAATGAACTTTATATGTACCTGCTTCAGTACCTAAAACTATAGGGACTAAATAAACACCTACAGCGCCGCTCGCGTTTATAGATTCGCCTGGTAAAACCCCAATACCAATTGTAACAGTTACGATATTACTGAAATTAAATCCATCAGAAATTTTATATGTAAATGAGTCTGCTAAAGTGTTGCTGTCATCATGCGTATATACAAGCTGGTTGCTTGCGTTGGTAGCGACTGTGCCGGCAGTTGGGTTTGAAACAATTGTAATACTTAAAGAGTCACCATCTGCATCGCTGTCGTTGCTTAGCACATCTATTGTTACGTCATCGCCTTTATTAACACTAGCTGAATCTGCAACAGCAACTGGTGGTGTATTAAAGTAAGGGTCTATATCAAGTGATATATTAACATTTGATGTACCTGTTTCAATTATTCCTAATTCAACAGTTACTGTAAGTGTATTAGTTCCACTACCTGTTATACTAGTAGAAAGAACTTCAATATCTGAGCCATCTAAAGCGCTAATAACCCAATCACTTATATTTGGTTGATTACCTATGTACAAAAGCTGTGGGTTGTTTAGAGATGGATCAGTAAAAACTTCAAAAGAAAGTGTTTTATTAAATGAATTATTTTGTCCAGCTCTCGTTGTTATAATTTGATCTTGCCTGAGAAAGAGTGTTCCGTCGATAGAATCAATACCTACTGTAATATCAATGTCACCATACTGCGAAATAGTAAATGGATTTGGTTTTGCTGCGGGCAAATTTAAATCACCAGATAATGTTATTTTATATACGTCCGCAACAGATGGCGGGAAAAATATATCATAAGCAACAAATCCTTGAGCAGGCATAACCGAAGCGCCTAAGCTCGTTACATCTGAAGTAAATTCGTTTGTCGTAAAATCGTATGTATTAAAAGGCGCAACACCATTATTTGTTTCAATAGTAATATTAAAATCCGCGTTTGGATTACCTAATAGCTCTAAATTTCTAATAACACCATTCGAAGGTATATTAGCTGTTGCAATAGCATAACTGTATATTTCTTCTAATACAATAGTTAAAGGCGATGCGTTCGCTACAAAATAAATTGTGTCCCCAGATACATTTTCGTTTGGCATTAAAAATGTTACTGTAAAAGTAACAGCGGTAACATTACCATTGCTATCAGTTGTATTTACCTCAGTTACAGTATAATTATTTTCATAATTACTATCTATATAATAATACGGCAAGTTTTTAAAATAATAGTTTGCAGAAGCTGTTATTGTTTTCGTAAATACCGATACAGTTTGGTTATAGTTGCCGGTAGCGGTGTAACTTGTATTACCATTACTAGATGTTGTATTTTCTTGTAATATATTGTAGTTACCAGTTAAAGAAAATTGTGCTAATTGGGCACTGCCGTCAATATCAATAACAATATTTGTATCAGAGCTCGGCATAGTAAAGGTATCATCTAGATCCACGCTTACTAAAACTGTATTACCAATCGTGCCTGGAGTACCGCTATCACTTAATGATATACTTGACACGCCAGATAAAACGCCTGTATTGTTCGTAAAATCACCAGCGGTAACAACGAACCCATCGTTTGGAGTAATAACTAGCTGCGCGTTATCCGATCCTATTTGAGCACCTGCGGTTTTTGTTAAAGACTGCGAATTTATAGTGCAATTAACTAATGCCATATTAATCGTTATTTTCAGATACTGTTAGTACAAATTCTGTTTTATCATCACCTGAAATTGATAATAAATTACCAATTCCTTGTGTAGAAAACTCTTTAAAGTTTAGTGTTCCAGCTTGCAGAGCACCATCCCACGTATTATTCACACCTTTTATAAAGTTGTAATAAATTCCTTCTTTTTCTTTAAAATCTGTAACAACACCTTCTTGATTATCTGTTACTATTTTAGTTGCTTGCCAGCTGGTATCACCCTCATAGCTTATTGCTTTAAAGTTTTTAATTTTTGAAGATGAATCATTAAATATTAATTTAACAGAAGATTTAGCTGTTGCTCCTCCATAAAAAGTATTTTTTAAGGGATTATTATGCGACCAAATAATACCATTTTTAAACGTGTAATAAACTCCATTTAAAGACACTCCTTGCTCTGGTATAAATGATTTTCTAGATGGCCAACCACCTACAGATTCTTTAAATGATATTGTTTTATTGTTTAAAGTAATATTATAGCTTCCGCTGACCTCGTCAAAGTTACCTATAATATTTTTTGCTATACGCAATTCGTCTGTAAAAAAGTCGGACATACCCTTGGTAGAAATTTCTTCTATGCCATCTCTTGAAAGTCTTAAAACGTTGCCATTATTTTTATCAGCAAAATAGCTTCTAAAGCCGTAATCAGCAAAGCTTTCCGGGTTATTTGATATACCAAACTCACCTAGATAAGGAATTGCTTGACCTAAAACATTGAAATTTGACGTTACATTAGTATTACCGTCTGCATTAAATAATGCATCTTTATTAGATAATACCTTAAAACATTTATTTTCACAAAGAGTAACCAAATCTGTATCTCTAGAATGTAGTTTTTGTATGCTACCATGCACAGGATTTAAATCTTTTGTGATGTTTTCAGCTTGTATAAATTGGTTTAACCTATTAATACCAGGAAGTAGAATTAAATATTTGTGAAAATATAAAACTTGATTTCCTACGCTCTTCTCTATAAGGTTCATCTAATACAGAAGAAACAATAGGCCCTTTATCAATCGTAGGCGCATTATAATCATCACGTATTCTATTTGATTCTACACCATTACCAAATGAAATACAATTATACCAATTTAAAGTTTTTTCATTCCCATGCTCTGCTATAGGGAATGCTTGGCTTGCTGCATAGTATAAATCAAGGTTTAAATCTTCGGCTGGTTCAGTTTCAAAAATACCTGGATTTTCTGAAGAAAAAGCTTTTGCGTCTTCGTCATAAATACGTAAAAATTCAATTTCTTGTTCTTGATCCCTATCAGAACTATTACTAGTCATTAAAGAGGTAGGAGACCATTGTATTTCTTTATCTAATGTTAAATCCCACCGCAAAGCCCTTGAAGATTCAAATTTACCCCGCTTTTTGCCATCCCCATCATAAAGATTCATAGCATATTGTTTAACATTTTTTATTTCATATACAGGTTTTGGCTCGGTGGGATCATTTTTAAATCTAAATTTATTACCAATATTTTGTATAAAATTTCTTATGACAAGCTGATCCACAGAATTACCTTCCAATCCCCAAGAAGAAAAAGCATTTTTTTTATCTTTCCAATATCCTGATCCATAATCTTTTTTACCATCTCCCCCAATATATGCGATAGATATTGTTTTTTGTCCAGGATTTATTCCTTTCCCTTTTTTTTCAGCGTTATGCACATCATATGCAAACGATGGCCACGGGCGGATAGCGTCGGGTGTTGCTTCAAATATTGTCCACCCGCCTCTGGGTATCCAATAGTCGTTTGAGCGATTCCCTCTTTCAGTCCACAAAAAGCCTCTTTGGTATTTTATGCTATAATTTTCCTCCCCAAGTTCACGCTCTAAGCTTTCTTCAAGTATATTATCTTTATTTAGTTTTACAAAAAATCTACCGCCAAACTCAGGTTTTGATTCTGTTATTTTTTTAAATATTTCTAAAAATAATTCATTGGTTCCGCTATTAGCGCTTGCCTGAGCAAAATTTACAGTTTCATTTAATTTTTCTTCTAAAGATATTCTAACAGTATCATCGCTATTGCCATTGGTCTTAGTTATTATACTGCTTATTGAAACCTTATCGCTAATATTGCTTGAATCATTAATTCTAACATATAAATTAGATTCTCCTATTATGCCCTCAAATGCTTGATCAAAATCTTCTTTTGTTAATTCAATATAAGCAAAATCTTTTTGCGGAACAATACCGTCTTCAAAATTTGTTTGTACAGATCCTTTTGATACAAATTTTTCTTTAATAAAATCAGGCGCTTCATTTTCAATTGAAAGCACTTTGTATTTAGCCGGCGTTTTTATAGGGGTGCCAGTATTATGCTCTTTTTTTAATTCTAAAAATGTTTCATCTGTTATTTTGTTTCTTTCGCTTGATGGAAAAGAAATCCAAACATTGCCGTCCTCTGCATTATAATATCTATCCATAGCAATATTATAATATTCATTGCTAGGTTCTTTTATATAATATTTAAAATGAGTAGCCCAGCTTGGATAATTTGATAAAGTTTTTGCTATAATTTTATTATATGTGCTGCTTAAACTTTTATTTAATTTTTTTGAGCCTGATATATCTGTGAATATAGGCGATTGTCTGCCAAATTTATCTAAATAAACAACACCTAATTGGTAATTACGTTGTGTTTTAATAGAAAATTCCGCAATACCATCAACAACTTCTATATTTGAGGACGTAATGGCTACATCAAATTTAGGTGTTAATTCCGCGCCATCTAAATTAATATAATCGTAATTTTGCAAATAATTTGCATATACAATTCTATTTGCAGTAATTTCCTGCGCTTTTGCCTTTCGGGGTACATTGTCGTACGGTCTTAGTATTTGGTTGGCTTCAACGGTTTTATATATTAACTCAGACCCAATATCATAGCTATTAGCACTCCAAACGGCGTCATCTTTTTTTACCGTTTGTACTGTATACACATTCGTATTAACCGATTCTTTATATAAAATATCAACCTCAATAATTTCAGAAGATATATTGCTATCTATAAAATTTGACAATGTAATAAGCCTCACTTGGTTTATCATGCCAAGATTATATCCTTTTTTAGCGTCATAGCTAAAACTATCAGCTTTAAATATAACTGGAGTAAAAGGCCCAAATGCAGAATACTCGCCATCAGCATATTTATATCTATAAGAAAATCTTGGAAATTTAAATTGGAATGGCGGTTCAGGTGTTTCAAGCACAGCTTTATATCTATCATTGCTTGCTGATAGCTCTCCAGGGACTGCTTGTATTTTTATTTCAAATTCATTTTCAGCTAATCCCTCGTCTCCTGTTATAAGTACCCTGATAACGGTTTCGTCTTCAGTGCCAATATTTTCGTCATCTAATGTTAATATAATTATATCATTAGTTTTAAAATCAGGAAGTCCACTAAATGTAACAACAAACGGATCAGTTGTGGTTGGTAGAGGTATTATTTCCCCGTCATCATCTGTGGTAGTAAAATCATGCACTAAAACACTTTCAACCACCCCGTCTCTTAAAGATGTTTTGGCTTCGTAAGTTAAATCTTTTAATGGATATTTTTTAATAACAACTACATCTTCTTCTATGAAATCTCTCCCGTAAATTTGCGTATGTGCAGAAAAACCTGTAGCATTTGAAGCTGTTTTAAACTTATCAATATTTATTTTTTTAGGTTCGGAGTTATCATCTGTAAAAAATAACAAACCATCAATTATATTAATTCCTGTGATTAAATAATCTGTAGAAAAGTTTAGCACATTGTTTTTATCTACAAGTATAGGTGATACTACGTTTATGATTTGATCGTATTCAATAATAGCATCCATATTAGATGCTGTAACAAACCAATATATTTTTTTATTTTCTGTATCTCTTATAACGCCAATAGTTTGTGCGGTGTTTGTATTTAACCCGTACTTATTTAAATCAGATGTTGCTAAATCCCATTCTGTAAAAGTGTTAGTACCTTCATTATATATATTATTATATATACCTAAATTACCTGGAATATTTTCAATAGCGCCTATATTAGCACCTTCTGAATTTGCTATTTGAATATTTAAAGCGTCTCTATATTCACCATTAGGTAACAGTCTTTCATCAAGGTCTTTATTCATTCGACCCGATGTAAAAAATCTTTTTAATTCAGGCATACTAATGCTTTATTTGTTTTGACTTACCTCTCATAAGTTGTATAAACTCGTGAGACTTATAATTACTTAATCTAATTTTAGCTTTTCTTGTAGGCGGCAAATCTTTCTTTTTTATATCTAGCAATAATATATTCAGGCATATTTGCTTTTGTAGATACAACGCCGTAAGCTATATGCTTATAAACCGCCTCTTCCGCAAATTTGTGTACTAACATTTCGTCGTCTTCAGCTAGCCCATCAGATACATATTTAAGCGTTATTATTCTTCCCGCTAAATCAGCGCTAAAAGATATTACACCTCTATTATTATCTATGGAAAATACACCATTAGAATTAGCAAGCTCCTGGGTTTAATCCCATATCTTCCTCCAGTTACAGTCATATAATCAGGAAGCTCATCTAACGCTACTTGGTTATTATCGTATACACGATTGGAGCTCGTGAATATTTGCCATTTTCTTTCTGTTTCAGATTGCGCTGGCTGCAATAAGTTACCGTTGTTATCAAATAAAAAGTTATAATCACTGTCTTGTAAATACGCCTTGCGGAGTACTACTTAGTTTATTTGGCAATATTCTATGCTCAATTCCCGTCTTGATCTAACCAAGTTATTTTTACGTAGTTTACATAATCATGCGGAAGCGTAAACAAAAGCGAAGGTGGGATTTCTATTTCTTGTGATTTTGAAGACAGTAGCGTATCGTAATGGAGCTCCTGTATGGCTCTTCTAGCGTGAAAAGCTACATCAGTACGCTTAATGTGTTTAATAGTCTTATCGTCGCCCACATAAGCCACCATAAAGTTATTTACTATATCTTTAAGCTCTATATGCTGATAGTTTCCGTAATCGGAACCTTCGTAATATTGTTGATGTGTTTGTGTAAATAACCCCATTTATTAAGATTTTTCTAATTGTATTTTTTTATTTTCTTCGCTTGATGCCACTTGGTATATAGAGGGGTCTTTAATAATAAGACCGGCCATTGCTAATATTTTAATTACAAGCTCAGTCTCTTCAGACCCATGCAATTCAAAGTTCTGTGAATTGGTAGCATTGTATAATGCTTCCCCACCTACGGAAGTATATGCCCATTGAACCTCAATAGGTTTTTTGATATAGTTAAAAGTAACATTGGTATTTATAGTAGCTGCTCCAAAAACAGAAACACCGTCAACATTTCTTTTATATATAGGAAAATCATTAGTAGGTTTAGCTATTGGTGAAGATATTATATAGCTATATTCTTTTTTACTGACTTCTTCTGCTTCTACATTCCCGTATAATATTGAGCCCATTCTATAAAGATCAGAAGGTATTGGAAATATATCGTTTGCAGCGGTTGGTGTGTTTGAAGTTTCAAATAAAGATATTTTTTCTTCTATATTTGAAATTATATCTGCATATTCATTTGATATTCTACCAACTCTAGTGAATTGATTTAAATCATAAAAGTATTGCTCAAATATATCTAATTGAGCTTGATTAGCCATAAGGTTAAATTCCTGCGGCGTAATATAGCCACGCTGTTCTTTATTTAGTATTCCTAAAACTCTTTGATATACTGTATCTATGCTTACGGCCATAATATTTTTATTAATAATAGTTAGGCCACCCATAAGATGGCCTAACCACTATGAGTGACTATTTAAGTCTTTTTTCGATTGATTGGTATACTTCTATACCATCATCAGTTTTAAAGTACGCAGCTAGTGCTGAATACGGGTTTTCATCAAATGGTACTGTAATTAATTTCTTGTCATTACTAGCCCATTTAAATGTGCGTTGATCATTTGATAAAATAATCACGCCTTGCTCAACAGCTTTAATCCCCATGTTGCGAACATTTATATTGTCGTCATTCGCTAATTCTAAAAATAAACCAGGGTTGCTTTTTGCAAATAATAATAAATCTCTTTTAAGTTCTTTAGAAGTCATTTTAGAAACTTTATTACCTATTTCTACTCTTAGAATAGCTTCTGCTTGGTCAATATCCATTTCTTTTGCAACCTGAAGCGCGTCAATTTCCATTTCTAAAATGTCCAACTGATCCTCAGCTTCTTTAACGTTGTCTACTTCTGAATAAGTTCTATTTCTTAAAGGATGATATAGAGATAATAATTTTTGTAAAGTTTGTTTTTCTTTTGGAACAAATAAAGCGCCATCTTTAAAAACAATATGCTCTAATTTTGCATCACCTTTAAATTCATCTACAAAAGGTGTTTTTTGATTTACAGCATATTTAACTTCTCTTTCATACCCTTTTTCATTATCAAACCAATATAAGTTTCTTGATTTAATTGTGTATGTTAGGGGAGATTTGCCGCTTCTAAGTACATATAAGCGATCTTTCACTTCCCATTTTGGTGCTACTTCTGTAGCGGTTTTTGTTTTTGCCATGATATAATAAAATAAAAAAAATTAATAATAAAAGCCGGAGTGCCCGTATGAGCACCCCAGACTTTTAATAAGTACTAGTTAAATAATACGAAGTTGTTAGCTGCTTGTACAACTAAACATCTTTCAGATAGGTAGTGAACCTCCATAGCGTCAAGTGAGCTAGTAGATGCACCAACAGATCCAGTTACCCAAGACTTCATACGTCTGTCATCTGCTTCAGAAGCACGATAGCGTACGTGTAAGAATGGACGACGGATGTTTTTGCCCATAGCTTGATCATATACAGAAGAAGTACCGGCAGGAACCAATACACCTTTAATATCGTTGATCAATCCACGAGTGTTGCCGTCATTTAGGTATTTCCAGTCAGTTTTGTAGAAGTCATAAGAACCTCTGCGGAAACCGCTGAACCCTAAATTAAGAGCCATATCTTCGCTGTTTTCAAATACTCCATAAGAAGTACCACCTGAACCATAAGAATTCTGAGCAGCTAAGAAATCATCAATTGCTAGTGTAGTAGTTCTATTTAAGAAAAGCATATTCTCTTCAATAGCACCCTGAGCATCAAGCTTAGCGATAAGATTAGTTACGTCAGTCTTGCTTTCGGCGGTAGCGGTTGTGCCAGTGCCGTCAAACATAGTTGCAACGTGGCCACGAGTTTCAATAGCAGAGAAAAGACCCTCTGTGCCCGCAGGCTTTCCTGAGTCATATCCAAGTTGAGTTTCAATAGTAGATGCACTAACAGCTTTTTCAGCTTCAACAAGCGTCATTTCAAGATAATCCTCAAAACGAGTACGAGTTTCACCTTCAGCTTTTAGGTACCATAAGAATCCTGATTCACCTGATTCGCCAGAAACTTCAACCCACCCAATTTGAGAAGCATCAGAACCTGAAATTTCAAATTTATCCTTAATAATAACTGGTTTGTTATCAAAAGTTTGGAAGCTAGGAGATAAAGTATTACCAGCCATGCCGTTAGTTCCTTTAGCGAATTCTGAACCAAATACAAAAAGGTCGATGGTTGCTGCATCGTTGTAATTTGTATCTAATGTATCAGTGTCATAAGGAAGCACATTCAAAGTAGTACTCGAAGGAGTAGCAGAAACGTATCCTTTAGTAGTAGTAGTTCCGTCAGAAAGTACAACTGTTTGACCAACGCGGATAGCGTGACCACCAGAAATAGTAATCAGACCGCTAGCAGCAGTTGTAATAGTTGCATCTTCATAAGAAAGATGTAAACGCCCTTGCTCAGACCAAACAACTTGATCAGAAGCCATAGGCATTTCAGCACCTACCATACGCAGGAAAGAAGCGATTGAACGATTCCCGTAACGCTCTACTTCTTGTTCGTAAAGCTCAGGGAGATATTGTTGTGACCAGTCGCTTGAAGCGTCTGTGAAGCTCAAGTAATTACTTGCTAGAGCTCTTTTTACTGGGGAGATTTCAAATGAACCTCCTTGAAATGTAATTGCCATTTTTTAAGTTTTAATAATTTTTAAGTTTTATTTTTATGTTCGAAGTATTTTCCCCGCTAATAACTTTTGCTTTCATACCTCCTGCATCTATTGTTTTATTATGAGTCCCCCTAGGATCCATATCAATATTTTTAGCAGTTTGCATACTCGTTTTTAAAGCGTCGGCTTTACCCTGCTCATAAAAATGATTCGCAATAGCATCAGCATTCATTGCTGTAAATAAAGATTTATGATACCCTTTAGCATCTGACATTTCGTTACTTTCATTCAAAAACTTTTTGACGAAATTGTTTATGTCGCTTTGGGTTTCTTTAACTTCATTTGCATTTTTAACATTAAATCTATATCTTTTATCACCGACTTTATATTCAAAACCTTTGAATTGATCGTTAAAAACATTATTAGTTTTATTTAAAAATACAGATTTTTGTTGTTCTACAATTTTGGAAGACTCTTCGTTTTCTTTGTTGTATCGATTAAAAAATTCAACAGCTTGTTGCTGCTCAGGCGTTAATCGAGACCCACCTTTTATTTCTTCGTAATATTGACTTTTTAATTTTTCTAAAGAATTTCTTGCTTGCGCAGCTTCTTCTTTAAAGCGAAGTTTTTTACGCTTAATTTCTCTTTCATCGTCAACGTCTTCGTCAAACGAAAAGCTATCTTCAATTAAAAAATCAATTTCTTCCGCAGATAAGTGCGGTTTGTTTTGTTTATAATAATCACGTAGTAAAGCCATATCTTCCACTTGTGCATAGTCTTTATTCAATGCTACGTAATCTTCAAGCGTCCCTCCTGTTTCGTTTATGAAGTCAACAACTTTTTTAATATTTTCAGGAAGCTCAATTCCAGAATCTTTTTGTTCTTGAATAGCCTCTGTAACTTCATTAGCTAATTCTTTTGCTTCTTCTTGTACGCTTTCTTCTTTAACCTCTTCTTCAGTAATTTCTTGTAAAACTACTTCTTCTTTTTCTTCGGCAGATTCCTCTGTGTTCCGTACTTCTTCGACCATTTCTTCGCTAGCTGCGGGTTCGTCGCGTACAGGAACCTCATCTGCGCTTTGCTCTTGAACGGCATTTTCTTCTTCTTTAACGGTTGGTTCTTCTTGTTTCGGAGGCTCGGCTAAATTTACTTTATATACGCCATCTTCTTGAATAGCCCCTGATTTTTTTTGAACAAATTGTTCTTTTTCAGCTATAGACATTTCTTCAGCGTCTACAACTTTTGCTTCTATATTTTCAGACATGATAAGATATTATAAGATTATATACTATAAATTACCTAGGTTCAAAAGAACCTAAGTCAAAATCACCGCTAAGTATATCATTACCTGATGATTCAAATGATTTAGGCGGTAAATTGTTTTTTCTTTGATTAATTAATTCGCTTTGTTGACTTGCTTGTAATTTTGTGCGGTCATCTTTGCGATCTTCTTTTTCTTTAATTGTTTGTTTTTGTGAATCAACTTCCAGCCCTTTGAGTTGCATATTCATTTGAAACTCTAACTGCATAAGATCTTTTTTGAGGCTTGCTTCGCGTTCTAAACGCTCAGCGTCTAATTGTGATTCTAATTGTTTTAATTGCGCTTTTTGAGACAGTAAAGCTTGTTGTTTTTGCACTTCCGCCTGGGCGGCCACCTGTTGTGCTTGTGCGTTGGCTTGCGCTTGCGCTTGAATATTTTGTTGTTGTACCAATTGATCACGCTCTTGTTTTTTGCGGCGTTTGATTTTTAATAATTGGTTTGCTAATCGTACATTTTTAATTTCCCGTATATCGATAGCATCTTCTAAATCAATTCCACCTTGCGCAATTGATGCCTGTATATTATTTTCTAGCACTTGCTTTTCTTCTTCATCAGGCGCTAAATCAATAAATATACCGAAATCATATATATGTAATTCTTTTAATTCGTCTAAGGTTGCTACATTATGTACACCGATAGCTTGTATAAATGCTTCGCGCGATGGGGCGTATTCAAGGACGTCAGATATTCTTAATGAAACCTTTTCTGCCATTTCAGCCGTTAAAAATAAACCTGCTTGTAATATGTGTCGAGTTGCGGTGTTTGAATTTGCAGCCGCTAATTTTTGTACACCAACTAAAGCATTCTTGTCTGGAGTACTTCCGTCACGAGCTTCATTTAAACCTGTAACATCCCGCATCATCTGCAAATAATAATTATAAGTGCTAATCAATGACGCTATTTTATTATTACCTGAGCCAGACGCTATTTCTTGAATAGGTACTTTACCAGGATTCATATCGCCGTCACCTGTATATGATCTGCCAATAATTGATCCTGTTTGGAAAAACATATTTAATGCTTCTTGCGGATTGTAATTTGTGCCATTACCCAAGTCTATTTCAGCTAAGCCGTCGGCATCTAAATAAATACCATCCGGAACAACCCTTGATAAAACTTGTTGCAACTTTAAATGAGTTAACTGAATCATATCAGCAAATGTTGTCATTCTGCTTACTAATGATTCAATTCGACCCGCATACATTCTTGGAGCAACGATACTGTAATTCATACGAACTTTATTCGCATCACTTTTAGGGCGTACCATATTTTTGCATAGCTCCCATTTTAAAAGTTTATTTGATCCCAGCACATATACACCATCATAAAGAACCTCATATGAATTGGCTATTTTTTCAAACATTGCCCTAGAGTCTTTTGGCGGATTAAAGTTTTCGTCTTTCTTTAATGCTTTATTGCCACCGGTGCTTGTAACTTTTATTTTATATACTTCATTCATGTATGTTTTATAATTGAAGTATAATAATTGAATAGAATTTGTATCCTTATTCTGGCGATCAGTTCTATATTTATTATAAACGCTATATTCTTGCGAACCTTGGTCTGCTATTTCCTTTAAATCTTCATCCGTTAAAAGAGGAAATTGTTTTTTAAGTTCATTTATTGTTACTGTTTTAACTTCGCCCACATAGTATAAATCTTCAAAATATGGGGATTCACTGTGCGAATAAACAATATTAGCGGGGTCTACATAATCAATAGTAATTCCTTCTGACTTTGAAAAATTACTTTTTATAGCGCCAATACCTAAAACAGCTATATCGTAATAAAAACGTTTTTTAGTTAGTTCATATCTATTTTGATCAAAAATAGTATTAATAGCTTGCTCTTCAGCTAATTCAACAGCTTGCTTATAATTAAGCTGCATATGCAGTGATAGTTCTTGCTCATCAACCGGTAACATCTCTTTTGGATTAGAGTATAAATTAATACCGAAGTTTTCTTCAACAAAATCGTTTAAATCACGCGTTTGCATATCCGTAATTAAAGCCTCCATGTACTGCGTCCTTTTAGATACACCATGAGGGTCTTGAGAATACGCCTTTATATCATAAGTTCTTTCGGCTATACCGTTTACAACAATATCAACAAATTTTGGTATTATTGGTATAGGCTTCCAATCTAAATTCAAATAAGATAAATCACCGTTTATAGATAATTCATCTTTGTATTTTTGAATTGATTGTTCCCCTCTAGCATAAAGCTTAAGCTTATGAAATTGGTTTTGGTTAATAATAAATTTATTATTACCAGATTCTTTTTTAAACCATTCCTGCTCAATAGCCCGTGCAACCTTTAGGCCGTAGCCCATGCTTAACTTTTCTTCATTGCTCGCGACTTGACTCGGGAAAAAACTAGTATAATTAGTATTAACCATTTATTTTATTATTTTTGAACTAAATCCTTTATTGTTATATTTTTTAAAACCAAGAGGCACAGACTTTAATACTCTTTCCGCCGATGGCCTATACCTGTTTTTATTGCAAGCCATAATCGCTAATCCAGAGCTAATAGTAGCATCGTGCTTTGTACGATTATTTATATTAAATGTGGCCCAATCTTCAAGCGTTTTTTGTAAATACATATCCCCATATATTCCGTCCGCAACTTCACCTATGTATGTTTCTATATAACTTTCAATTGCGGCGGCATGGGCTTGTTTAATATCTTCTGACGAATTAGGTATACCACCTATATCTTTTTCTGTTACAGATAACTTATTCCAAAGTTTATCTGGCCTGTTCATTGAAAATCCCCGATAACCTCTTCTTTTAAAATAGTAAAGCAGCCTGGGTTTATTATTTTCTATAAGTATAGGCATACCATAAAATATACAAGCCATTAAAACATCTTCAAAAAATATTTCAGCTGTCTGAGGTCTTGCGATATATTCTAAAAAAAACATATTAGGCGGGGCATCTTCCATGCTAAACTTAGTTAATCCGTGTAGCGCTCCTTTAGATCCGCGTTTATCAACTGTGCCTGATATATCATATGAATCACATCCAAACGCACCTATATGCTCATTGCCCGGATATTTAACGCCATTCTTATTTATTACACAGTTTTGTAATTTTTTTGGTGGTACCCAAGATATTTTAAATCTACCACTTTTATTAGGAGTAAAAATAACTTCACTATCTTGTTTACCGTTTAACCATTGAAAGCTACCTTGTGTTACTTTCATATTATTAGACACCTCTTCGTTGTAATCTATTTGTTGGTATATTCTAGTAAGATTGAATAAAGATTCTTTTGCTTCGTCACGGAAAGCATGCTGCTCCGTTCTTGGAAATTGACGGTAATATTCATTTAAACCGTCTTGATCTTGTTTTAAACCGTCTACTTCGTTTTGCCAGTGTTCAATAACCCCTTGTTCAATAACTTCGCCATATGGTCCTTCAACTGGTTTTGCTGGCGTATCAAAGACAGGGTGTCCATAAGAATCAATGAATCCTTCGTAATTCCACTCCATAGGTATAAACAAAGAATATAGTCCTGAGCTAGTCTGTCCATTGCGGTTTCTTTTTGTAACGTCTGAGTCATAATATAACTTTTTAAAGTTTTTACCGCCTTTATCTAATGCGTTTGATGTTGAACCCATCATACATTTTCCAACAATACGAGAACCAAGTCTTAGTGTTGTTTTTGTTACTCGCCAGTTGTTTAATATATTGTCTGGCCTTTCCCATTTACCCGATTCATCGTGTACTAACAGCTTTAGTTTTTCACCATCGTAACTGTTATCACCTGTATTTTTCCAGTCAATAGTTGTATCCAGCCCCTCAAGCTCTTCAGGGTTTTCGCCTTGATCAAGCTTTCTTCGTGTTAGCTTTGAAGCCGGTACTCTATATGCTAACTCTGTTTTTGGACGGTCCATACCGTCTTGTATTGGTTTAAAAAAGAAAGGGTAGTTAACTGATATTGGTACTACCTTATCTGTAAACATTTTTTTGGCGTCGCCACCAGACTTTGATAAGATGCCGAATCTTGAATCTGAACTGATTGTTGCCAAATTAACAGTTTCGCCTGATGCCATGAATGAAAATCCTGAACGCCTGTTTTTGAGGTAGCACATACCGTAGCATCTTTGATCTGCTTTGCAAGCTTCCCAGAATATAAAGAATAATCTGTTTGATTCCCTAAACTCTGCTGCCCCAACATCAATCTTGGCCCACTGCAAGTACATATAATGAGCACCAGTAATGTAAGTAGCCACGCTTCTATTATAGAACCAAAAACCTTGTTCTCGACGTTTAAATTCTTCATCTATATAGTCATAATATTTTTCTTTGAAGTATTCTGGCTTTTGATTCCACTCAAATACGCTTTTTATTTTGCTAAGCTCTTGTGGATAATCAAGCCTACCCCATTTGTTAGATTTAAATTCATAAGGGTTATTTTGTTTAGGCAAAGCTATAGTTAAATTTTGTATGCTATACACTTCGCCAATCTCCCCAGTTTTACTAATGACTATAACATCAGATTCTTTGTCATAACCATATTTCCATTGCTTATATCTATTTTTTTTCTTAAGCACTTTAGGATCTATATAATCCGGTAGTATTTTAAATAAACTTTGCTCGTACATTACTTAGATCTTCCTTCTGCAAAGCCTTTAAATGATTTAGCTTTAGTTTCTACATCAGCGCCCGCCAGCATATTACGCTCTTCTTCAATTCTATTTAGAATTTCAAACGCATCAAATATTGCAAGCTTTTTTGTAGCGGCCGCGTTTTTAAGTCTATCGGCAGAAACATCATCTTCTGTATTTGTAATGATTTTTTCTTCTGCAACTTTTATAAGCTCCTTAACTGCTTTCTGCCCAGCTCGGATTATATTCTGTTTCGTTTCCTTGGTATTCATATTTAATTGTAATAAAATCTGTTTTTACCCTATAAAGGCGTTCACCATTAATAACAAATTCATATTCGCTGAATGGCTTAAAACCTACTAAAGAATTTTCTTTAATACCGTTTTTTTCTAAATCTTTATCCGCGTACTTTATAATTCCAACTAAAGGTTTTTCTTTATCAATGCTTAGCTTAGTTGATTCTTTTAATGGTTTAACAAAACAATATCCTTTAGGAGCTTGCCATTTATTTTTTCTTTTATATAAAAATATTTGGTCTGTTTCAATAAAGTATTTATCTTCTTCAAAAAATGCTCTAGAGTTTTGTTCTTTACCCCGAACGTCATACCACCGGCGAAATACATTATGGTGAACAATAATTTCATCACCTTTTTTAATATTTGTTTTTTCAGCAATCGGCGTTTCAAGTACAATAGCATTTCTGCTAATATATCTATGGTCTGATATTTCTGTATTTAATATTAAATCTGTTTCACCAACTTTTGTTTTATTATTATAACGTTCTTTTTTTGGTGTAACTATAAAGTTAAAAATACTACGCATTAATACTCTAAGTTATATTCAACCGCTACCGCCATATTTTTATTAAAATCTTTCCAAGGCAATATTTCGTTATTTTTTTTAATATAAATACTGTATTTATTATCCTCTTCAACTATATCGCAGATAGTATGCCCTCCGTAGACCTCTTGACCTACGGAGTAATGCATAGCTTCATTTTTATAGTCTCTACCGATACTAATCTTTCTTATCAGATTCATCTTCTTCTGGTATCGCTACATAAGTTCCATCTTGAATATTTACAGATACTTTACCGTATTCTTCTTCAAGTTCAACTTGATAATCATTTAAACCTTTTTGGATTTCAGAGGTTTGATGCAATAGGGTGTGCTTTTGTATTTCTAGTTGCCCTAGTTGTATTTGACTTTGGTTTAGAGCTTGTACAAATTTTTGTAATTTTTCTAGTTGCTCTTCGGTTATTTTATTGTCTTTAGACATAATTTAATTTAATTTAATTGTTATTATTATATTTGTATAATATATATATTACACATTTAGTTAATTTTTACTTAATCTATCCAGGGACATTCTTCTTCTAAGGTAGCCGCTATTTGTTCAGATACTGTAAAAGTTGTTGCTCCTGCTAAATTTTGTTCTTTATAACTGTCTCTTAAAAGTGTTAATACTAAGTTTACATATTCTATATGCTCACCGGTCAAGGCTGCGTTTCGTTGTGCTTCCTCATCTGCATAATGATATATAGCCTCTCTACATTCTGTTTTTAAACTCATAATTTTATCCTGCGTTTTTATAAGATGGGTACAATGCTGTTAACCCGGTTAATACTACTTCAAATTCTTCCCCATTAAATGCTCCGGTGTTTGATGCCTGTACAGTGCATCCGGTCCAGCTATAATCATCTGATCCTTCTCTAAATCTAAAACTTTTAATGGTATAAGCCTGCCCTAAATCAATTTGAAGGTAATCAGTAGTATTATTCCCGCTTAAATTCCACCATTGGGAGCTTGCACTGCTGTCAAATGCTTTATAAGGATCATATGAAGCGCTATACTGCCCTTGCCCGCTGGCAACATAAGGCGTGGGGAGCGGTATTGGATGTCATATTGGGGGGTAGTTGCGTTCCGCTCTGGCCGGCGGAAGTATAAAGCCTAAAATCTCTTATCATTACAGAAGTTTTGGCGGTCCCCGTAAAATTTGTTACACGGAAATATCGGTAATTCAATGAAAGCTGTGAAACAGTAATCGTTTTAGTAGCTATTTCTGATTGTAGGTCGCCAAAATCTTGAGCCCTTACTTGTATTGTGTAAGAAGCGGCCGCTGACGGTAATGCAAATGTAAAAGTTCCATCATAATTATTAGTTATCGCGCTATTAGCTACTACTACAGATCCGGAAGTATTGTAAACTTCTACATAATAAGCGGGGTCGTCGTAAGTAGCGTGGTTTGATACAGTAAACGTATAGTTTAGCGTTGCATAGCCTGTTGAGGCACCTGATAATGTTGGCGTAACAGTTAGTCCTAAATTCGTGTTTTGCCATTCTGAAGCAGTGCCGTTGTACATCAACAGATCATTGTTTTGAAGGCTTGAAATAGTAACATCTGATAAACCGCTCAATGTGCTACTTCCGCCACCGCCGCCAGACGCCTCAATGGTTATTTGGTTAGAACTATTTCTAGTTAATGTAATTCCAGTTCCCTGGGTTAAGTTTATAAGGGTGTCCGTTCCGCTTGCCGCGTCTAAATTAATAGGCACATTATTGCCGGATTTTGCTCCGGCATTTATACTATAAGTGGTACCGCCGCCTCCAGACTGAGAGTCAACATAAGCTTTTGTAGCGGCATCTTGTGCACTGGTAGGATTTGCTAAGTTTGTTATTTTACTTCCGTCCTTATCAAGTTCACCTGTAATAGTTGACGGGCCGGTGTTTATTGTTAACGATTCACCCTCAATAC